AGAAGCGCTCCGGTCGTTCAAGAAGTAGTTAGAACTCAATATGTATACGGTCAAGAACCTCAAACTGTATTTAAAGAAGTCCAATACGTTGCTCGTGGCGGTGAATCTAATATCATTAGTCAAAAGACACAGGAAGCGATTCGTGGCAAAGCCGACGAAACTAAAATTATCGAAGAAGAAAAAAGTGTCGACGTGTATAAGATTAATCACGAGAAAAATTTTAAAGTAAAAGTCGGAGCTACTTATCTAGATGGCAAAGGTTATATGAACTATGGAGTTCAATATAAACGTGTCGAAGGCATTGTTCATACTAAAGATATGAATCCAGGTCATATTAATGGCGGTACAGTAATGTGGACGGCATATCAACGATGATGTGTCAGAAATTAATAAGCCCTAACGAACTATTAAACCAGTATATTAAAGAAACTGGTATGACAACAAAAGAATGGGCTAATATATTAGATGTACCTTATAGAAAATTAAAGCTAATAAGAATCGGCGCAGAGGATGTCGATCTTACATTACTAACCAAATTAAGTATGGCTACTAAAACATCATATCGTACATGGAGCGATTGCTTTTGGGCATATAAAGCTTATGTCTATAGTCAAGCAATACTAGATAAACTTCCGACAAAACTTAAGAAAACTATTAATAAATTAATAGGATATGAATAGACGGTCTCATTGAGGCCGTCTTTTTTTTATTATATAAAGGAATAAAAAAGTGAGAGATTTAATCATTATGCGAGGCTGTCCAGGTTGTGGTAAAAGTACAGCTATCGAAGAATCTGGCCTTAAAAATTATGTATTAAGTCCAGATGATATTCGACTAATGCTACGTGCTCCAGAAGTCAACGAAGATGGTGAATATCGCATTAGCCAACAAGATAATGCATTAGTATTTGAAATGTTGGATACGATGTTAGTTAATCGTATGAAAAATGGTTCACCAACTATTATCGATGCGACTCATTGTAGTTCTGGTAAATGGCATACGAAACAAATTAATCGATATCGTGATCTTGCTAAAGAATATAAATATCGATTATTCTATTGGGAACCAGAACGTGAAAATGTCGAAATATATGTCGAACGAAACAAATATCGTGACGAATTAAATAGAGTTCCTGAAAATGTAATTCGTAATATGTATCATAATTGGGAAACAATTAATTTACCAAAAGATTTTACGAAGTTAGATAAATTAAGATTTCGTGATGACTTTAATAATTTGATAAAAGATACAGCAACTACATACGATCAAGTAATTGTTGTTGGCGATATTCATGGCTGCAACACAGCATTACAAGAATTAATTAGTAAATACGATATCAAAAACGAAAAGAATTTGTATATCTTTGTCGGTGATTATTTTGATCGCGGTATCGAAAATTTAGAAGTATTAGATATGTTGTTCGATATTGCCGAACAAAAGAATGTTGTTTTACTGGAAGGCAATCATGAAGCTCATTGGGCCGACTGGGCATTCGATCGAGATGAAGATCGTGACGACAACGGTATGATTCGTTTTAAAGAAACGACATTAAAGCAATGGCAAACAAAATATACGAGTGAAAAAGATCTTAAGAAACAATTAAGAATTTTATATCGTAGAATGTTGCCGGCTTATTTCTTTAGATATGGTCATCAAGATTATATCGTAACGCATGCTGGTTTAGGCTGTTTACCAAAACAAAATATGGCCGCATGGCAATATATTAATGGTCATGGTGGCTATGATTTTGAAGTATCTCAAGCTTATGAATCTCTTGCTAATTTTAATGGATATCCGATTCAAGTATTTGGACATCGTAGAGCATTAACGACAAAGCATTCAATTGCTCTAGAAGGTCAAGTCGAATTTGGCGGATTCTTAAAATATCTTGTAGTTAATAAAGATGGCCATGAAGTCTATCAAATTAAAAATGAAATATATAACAAAGATTATTTGAAGACTGAAAATGAATTATCTAAATATTTTAAAGGTACTTATATTGCAACATTAGATGAAGAAGTAAATGCTATTGCTAATAGTCGTCATATTATTGCTAAAAAATTACCAGATAATTTAATGAGCTTAAACTTTAATAAAGGCACATTCTATCATGCTATATGGAATGATTTAACAGTAAAAGCTCGAGGTTTGTTTGTCGATCAAACTACGGGAGCTGTTAAGGCGAGGAGTTATAATAAATTCTTTAACTTTGGCGAACGTGGCGACGAACAAGAAGAATTTAATAATTTAGTGTATCCTGTTCATATTTCTCGAAAAGAAAATGGCTTCTTAGGCATTATTTCTTGGGATGAAGAACATCAAAAAATTATTTTTGCAAGCAAATCGACAACACAAGGTAATTTTGCTCCGATGATCAGAGATGTATGGAATCGATGTTTAGAACATAACCAAGATTTGGTTATTAATCTATGTAAAAAATATAATGCAAGTGCCGTATTTGAAGTATGTCATCCTGGTGACAATACACATATGATTGATTATGAAGGCAAAAAACATTTATTCTTATTAGATTTTATCCCGAATCAGTTACATCTTAACGGTGTTAATATCGATATTGAATTTTCGGATAAGCTTTGTAAAGAATTCATCGATAATTATAAATCTGAAAAAGATAGTCTTATGGCTTGTGCCTTAAATATTAAAGCTAATTGTCGTGAACAGTTAGAACATTATATTAAAAATATTTTTATGGCAGAACCAAAAACAGAAGGATATGTTATTACCGATGCGACTGGCAAAATGTATAAACAAAAATTTCCTTATTATTTAATTTGGAAACGCCGTCGTTATTATTTAGATTGTATTAAGAGTGGCAAAGAATTACCAGAAATTGATTTACAAGATGATCTAGACTTTGTTAATTTTATTAAAGATAAAAACTTTAATACGATTATCGAAGCTAGAAAAGCATATATGGAAAGGAATAATCATGCCTAATTGGTTAGAAGGTGTCGTTAAATTTCGTGGTAAACATAACGATATTAAAAAATTCTTAGAAGAAGAATTAATCGAAGTCGATATGGATTTCACACAAGATCCACCAGTATCCATTATTAGTAATAATGTTACGACTGATGAATATGGCGACATTCAAGGTATTAGTGTTAGTAATACTTGGTTTAAAACATTTAAACGAGCTTATATTAGTGAAATGTGGTCTTATTCTATTTATGAAGATGATGGTAGCAAAGATAAAATCTTTTGTGCTAATGTAAAAAGTGCGTGGAATTTAAGTATTGAAGAAGTATTAGAAGTGGCCAAATTATATCATATCGATATTAAAGGTCATATGTTTGAATCTGGTATGTGCTTCGAACGAGATTTTGAGGTCGATCGTAACGGCAATACTATTAAAAATGAAGATATTGAACATAATAATTATACTTGGGACTCTATTAATCCATTAATAGGTGGTTAATATGGAAAACGTAGAAATTACTATTAATGATGACGGCACTAGAACAATACATATGTATTATGCCGTCATTCAAAAAGAAAACCAAGATTGGTCATATTGTGAAATTAATTTTGGTATTAGCAATAAAGATATTCCAGATGGTGCTTTAGAAAAAATTAACAACATGTATATGAATTTCTTTTTCGAAGAATTAAAATTTTATGATGCTAGATTATGTACTAAAGAAGAATATTTAACTTCCTGTGATGAAACTAAATATAATTGTCAGCACTGGGAAGTAAAGTAATGGAAATTTATTACGATACTAAGCTAAAGAAAAAATGGATTAAAATCCTCGATACGTTTATATATAAATATAGTAATAGCTGTAATTTAGATATTCTTATATGTGAAACTAATAAGAAAGATATATATGGTGAAGCTATATTTGATAATAAATCAGCATTAATTAAAATTAATTTTAATGCTGGCGATATCGAGGATACATTCATTCATGAATTAGCTCATTGTATTAGTCAAGAACGATCCCATAAGTTAATATGGCGCCGTTGTTATCGTAAGTTGAAAGGAATTAATTAATGGATAAAAATTCAGGAATTTTTGCTGGATGCTTAGCAATTCTTTTCTTTGCTACTTTGTTTTCATTATTTTATAGCCTTACTTTAGACAAAAGTGGAATTATTTTTAAATATTTAAATAAAACATTTTTAGTTTTATCAGTGATTCCAGCTATCTTTTTAATATTAGTTGCAATATATTTATTAATATTTGCAATGGTTAAAACGACTATGTTTTTATTATAGGAGATGTATATGGGCAATAGAGCAGTTATTACGTGGAAAGAAGATCCGAGCATTCACGATAATAAATCACTAGGTATTTATGTTCATTGGAACGGTGGTCTCGATAGTGTAATAGCGTTCTTAGAATACTGCAAACGTTCTGGATTTAGAGAACCTGATTATGATGATTATGGATATGCTCGATTAGTTCAAGTTATTTGTAATTATTTGTCTGATCGTGACGGATTAAGTGTCGGCATCGACACATTAGATAAACTTGATCTTGAAGGAGATAACGGTACATATATCTGTAAAGGTTGGAAAATTATCGATCGCAAATATTCTCCGAGTAAAAATATTGAATTCTGTGATCGAGATTATATTGAGAATATGATCGAAGCAATCGATGAATCAATGCCAAACGGAATGAAAATCTTAAAGTAGGTGAATATATGAAAGGTTATGAAACGATTTCATATCCAGAAGTTAAAGCAGATTTAGAAACAGGTAAATGTAAAAAAGTTGAAAACTTTTACGTATATCCAGATAAAATTGTAAATCCGACCGATCATTATGGATTTCGTATTGTTAAAGGTACATACGACAAAATTAGAGGTTATGTCGTAACAGCTCCTAGAAGTTTAGCTAGGTATTCTGTATCATATTTAAAAGCAAGAGCATTTTTAGTCGACGATACAAAAGAAAAGTTTTTCGTATCTTTTAAAGATGGTAATCCAGCTAATAATGATTTAGATAATTTAGAAGTACGATATATTAAAAAGAAATTCTGTAAACATTGTGGTAAGAAAATGAAATACGATGCTTTACATGAATATTGTTTAGATTGTCGTATGGAACATACAGAATTTAGTAAAACTAATGATCGCGAATTAAAACGACGCAAAGATCTGTTAAAAAATATCGATATCGAAGCTCTTGAAGAGAAACAAAAAGAGCGCGCTAAATTATATCTTGAAGGTTGGACGCTTCATGCAATTGCTAAAAAACTTAACGTAACACGTCAAGCAGTCGATCAATCGATTAAAAATATTGCTAAGAATAACAAAGAAGCAAAACGTATGCAACGTAAACTTACTAAAGTTAATAAAGAAATTCAATTATTAAATTCTAAGATTGAAAAGTATCGACAAAAGATTGATCGATGTCAAGAAGAAATAAATATAAAACAAGTTTACTATAATTCTTTATTAGAAAAAACAGTTTAGCTGTTGACTAATAAATAGTAATAGTGTATATTAATTGTAGATTAAATAAATAATTTGTTTTTAAGAGGTAATTAACTATGAACAAAAAAGAACTTGCTACTAAACTTGTAGAAAAAGAATTAGTATCTACTAAAACAGCTGCAGAATCTATCGTAAACGAAGTATTTGCTACTATCGTCGAAGAAGTTAAAAAAGGCGAAAAAGTCGCAATTGCTGGTTTCGGCTCCTTTGAAAAAGGTGAACGTGCCGCTCGTGAAGGCCATAACCCTGCGACTGGCGAAAAAATTCATATTGCAGCATCTCATACTTTTAAATTTAAAGTATCTAAAACAGTTAAAGATGCATTGAATGCATAATTAAATAATTAGCGGTATCGAAAGATACCGCTTTTTTAATGGAGTAATAATATGTATGATTTTGTATTAACGTTTACTAAAATCAGATACGCTAAAGAATTCGAAGAACGACTTAAAGCTTCTGAATATAGTAAATATTTTAATGGCTATGATGATGTCGCTTCAATTTTATTAAGCGGCGAAACAGCCGATATTAAAGATTTTTGGAATACAGTTGTTAAAATTATTGACGAATGTGTCGACAGTATCGAGACATTAGATCAAGATAGTCGAGAATTTTATTCTCTGACATTTTAATTATTATGAAAAAGGAGTATTCTATTATGAATAACAAAATTTTATTGATAGGTTTAGTATTGACGTCTATTACAGGTACAACTATGGCAGCTAATACTAATCAAGTTTTAGGCAACTTAAACAAAACACAGTTTCTAAATAATTCCAATGTAATTGGGAACTCTAATGAAGTTTCTGGTAAAGATAATGTTGTGATAGGAAATTCTAATAAAGTTGCTGGTTATTCAGCTATTGCTATTGGAAACAATATACATTCTGAAGCACAAGGTTATAATTCTGGTTCGACTTCTTTGTGGTCAGAAGGTAGAGGGTCTATTACTATTGGTGACCACACTCAAACAACTCTTGACGGAAGTACTGTGATTGGACATCTTGCTCAATCTTATGGCAAAGCTTCTGTAGCCATTGGTGCTTACAGTATAGCATATGATGATGTACATGAAGTTGATTCTAAATATGCTGGAGTAAAAACAAATCAAGGTGTATTTAGTATTGGCAGTTCTTATCCTTCGATATTTGATAAAGGAACTACACCTCCAAATGAATTTAAAGTATTTACACGCCAACTACAAAATGTAGGCGCTGGTGCAATTTCTGCTACATCTACTGATGCTGTTAACGGTAGTCAATTATACGATGTTATGATGGAAGCTAAAAATCATACTATTGTACAAGCTGGTGACAATATTACAGTAACAGAAGATTCTGGCACGTATACTGTATCTACAGCCAAAGACTTAACAGATATGAATTCTGTTAATTTGAATGATGGTAATTCTGAATCTCATTATACCGTAAAAGGCATTGATATGACTTATCGTGGTGATTTTGAATATCACACACAATATAATTATGATGGCATGCACATTAAAATTAATGATGGCGATACTCAAGCAGTTAAAGATGAAGTATCTTTAACAAGTAATGGTTTAGATAATGGCAATAATAGAATTGTTAATGTATCTCGTGGTGAAAAAGATACTGATGCTGTTAATGTAAGTCAACTTAAAGAAGTAGGAAATAAAGTTAATGATAATTCTAAACGTATCGATACAAACGAAAATCGTATCAATGATTTAGATAATAAAATTAATGACGTTGGTCGCAATGCTTTAGAACGTGCTAACCATTATACTGATTTACAAGTAAATAAAGGTGTTGCTAAGGCATCTGCTCTTGCTGGTCTTAAATTCTTAGATTATAATCCTAAAGACAAATGGTCCTTCGCGGCTAGTGTAGGCCATTACCGTAATGCTAATGCGGTTGCCGTAGGCGCTGCATACCAACCTAATGAAAACACTATGATTCATGGCGGTATCACAGTAGATGGTAAAACAGCATACAACTTAGGTGTAAGTTTTAAAACTGGCGGTCAAAAACAAGTAACTCGTCATGAATTAGAAGAACAAATCCGTCAGTTAGAAAATAATAATATTCGCATGCAAGAAGAATTAAATGAAATTCGTGCTATGCTAGAAAAGAAATAATTATAGTTATGGATAATAAAGATATTAAAGTCATTAAAAGTGAAGAATTATCTTCAGCTTTTGACAATAGATTTATTATAATAAATATCAATACTGGTGAAATATTAGATGATGCTCAAGGATATGGGTATAAAACAATAGAAAAAGCATTTGCTGCATTTTATTATAAAAAGAATAATAAAAAATCAGACGCAAAAAAGAAAAAGGCTTTAAAAAAAACGATTGAAAGATGGCTCGATAAAAATGAAGATTTTAAAGATGATATTGAATATTGGATAATTCAAATTATTGCTAAAGGATGTACAGATGTTGTTCTTAATGAAGAAACAGTCGGTGATTTACTTAAAGCGCATAATATTGAATTAAAGTCTTTTTCTATAAAGCAGTTATTGGAATATTTTGGAATTAAATAATTGTTTCTTAAGAAAAGATAAGGTTAAGTGTATATGAAAACAAATAAATTAATTTTAACAGCAGCTATTGTATCTTGTATTGGTAGTACAGCTATGGCGGCAACAACAAATATTGATAATTCTGTTGGTGGTAACGCTGGTAATTATAACGCAGAACATTCTTTATTTATTGGTCGTGACCATACAATTAATGTAGCAGAGGCTGGTTTTAAACCAGCTCAAAATGTAGCTATGTTGGGTGACGACAATCACGTTCATCCCGATGCTCAAAGTGTATTAGTGACAGGTCACAATAGTAATGTTATGGCATCTTATACTGTTACTGGTGGTATGCATAATACCATCCATAAAGAAGCTACTTATGCTTTAACAGCTGGCTGGCAAAATTCTAATAACGGTGAAGCTAGTTTGGTTGTCGGCCATACTAATGCTGTTTGGAAAGCAAAGAATACATTGATGTTTGGTGAAAACAATAAAATTAATGAAGGAGCTAATAACTCTTTTGTTGGTGGCGAATCTTCTGAAGTTAATGGTAAAAATTCTTTTGCTTTTGGTAACGGTGCAAAAGCAAATTTAGATAACACATATGCTATTGGTGCCGGTGCTATTGCAGTAGCAGAAAATACAGTTGCTATTGGCAATGGTGCTGTAGCTGACCGTGCAAACACAGTAAGTGTTGGCTCTAAAAACAACGAACGTATTATTACAAATGTAGCAGCAGGTGAAATTTCTGCTACTTCTACTGATGCCATTAATGGTAGTCAATTACATGCTGTTACTTCTGAAGTAGAAAATAATGCTAATGCTATTAAAATGAATTCTGATACTATTAAAGAATTAACTAATACAAATAATAATAATTTTGCTACTATTAATGATAATTTAAATAGTTTAGATACAAAAATTAATACATTGGATTCTAAAGTTAATGCTAATCAAAAAGAAGCTCGTAAAGGCATTGCATCTGCATCTGCTTTAGCAGCATTGCATCCATTAGATTATAACCCTGATCATAAAGTAGATATTATGGCTGGTGTTGGTTATTATCGTGGCAATGCTGCTGTAGCATTAGGTGTGGCATATCGTTCAAATGAAAATACTATGTTTACTGTAGGTGCATCTATTAGTGGTAAAGATACAGCTATTAATGCTGGTTTAAGCTATAAAGTAGGTGCTAAAGATCTTAAATATCATAGCACAGCTTCTATGGCAAAAGATATTGATGATTTAAAAGCTATCGTTAATCAATTAGTTCAAGAAAACGAAGCTTTAAAAAATCAAAAGAAATAATTAATAATAGCCTCCCTTAATTGGGAGGCTTATTATTTTAAATAAAGGAGATATCTATGTTTGTTATTAATTTACATGATGGGATATCTGGATTATATAAAACATATCTTATCGATGAAAATGATGACCTAAATATTAAATTATCTAAATTTGAAAAACACATTAAAGAAGATCTTTTAGCTTTGTATGAAAATGATTTTTTAGAATTTAGAATTGAAGTTATTGATACTAAAACAAAAGATATTCGAAATATTATCTGGAGATCTAAAAAAGGTTTCTTAGAAGCTTGTTCTATCGAAAAATATGTTCGTCATTTAATTAATAGAGAAACATATCAAATTTGGATTACGGATTATGCAAATGATGAAAGCATTTGTAAATTTGCGGATTAACTATGTTTACACATGATTATTATGAAAAAATAGCAATAAAAGCTATTAAAGATCATATTTATGAATTTGACGAAAGTCATTTAAAAGAAATTGCTTACAGTGCAACAGGTTTTGACGATCGTGTTTTTATTTTCAGTTATAATATAAATATTAATCGTTTATATGTAATAACTGTACATCGAGATAAATCTATTGATGTTGAAAGTTATTTACACGAATGTGGTTATTCTATATAAAATAAAAAAAATGAAATCTACAATAATTCAAGAATTTAAAGGAACTATTAATGGGATTGAAATTAGCGATCGAGAACTGTTTTACAATTGCGAATATATTTTAGAGCAATTAGAAGATCAATTTGATATTGATTTGCCAACTTCATTTATCAATGATTTTATTCATGCATATAAGAGTATCTTTTATGATTTAGGTTCTGAATATTCATATGAGTTTAGATCTCATATGAGTTCTAGCTCATGGGATACCGATTTACAAGACATTACACAATTGCATTTCGATATCGGATCATATTATGATACAAATGCACAATTCTCAGAAATGAATAAAAATATTCGTAACTGGAAAAATACGTATAGTAAATATCCCATTAATTTATTAAAGAAAAAATAATATGAAGAATGATGAAAAAGCAACAGTCGTTGCTGTCGAGAAAAAGATGTTATATATCAGTCATCCATTTTTAACTAATGGTAATGCTGACGATAATAAAAAAGCTGTCGATAAAATACTAGCTGACTTAGTATTAAAATATGGCAAAGATTACGTCTTTATTAGCCCTATTCATAATTACGGTACATTAGATGGTCAACTTAATTATGATCAAGGGTTAAATCTATGCATAGATCTGTTAAGGAAATGTGACGGCATTATTATGTGCGGCGATTATTTTAAAAGCAACGGCTGCAAAATGGAATTAATGAATGCCATTGGATGGCGTAAAGAAATTTATAAGCTTGAGGAATTTTTGTAATGGATTATCATATGCTTAAAGACGAAGTTAGTTTATATTGTAAAGAAGAACTTCGTCTTATTAATAAGAAAAATTTCTATATATCGTCTAAGCAAATTGACGATAGCTTAAGTTATATTGCCGGCATGAAACGTATTATTAGATTGTGTAATAATGGAAAAGAAGTACAAGAAAACATCGAAGCCTTGGAACAAATCGAAAAAGCCTTGGAAGCCGTACCAGTCCAAAAATAAATCTGGCGTGAAAGGCTTATATATCGATTTTGAAAATGGTACGATTAATTTAAATTCATTGAAAATTAAGCTATAATATAGTATAATTAATATGTTAAATAATTATTATATTATGGAGGATTTTCAATGAAAGTATTATTCAAATCAGACATGTCTTGTATTGGCTGCGATGATTTTAATATTACGATTGAACGAGGAAAACATACGTCTCCATTGTTCGGCAAGAAGGTTCGAGGCTATTATGTTACGATTAATGGCCAACGATATTTGTTCTTTCCAGAGAGTATGAAAGTTCCTTATCATGAAGTAAGTAACATCGTATACGATGCTATCATTAAATCAATTTGCAATCATGCTAAAGACAAAGTCTGTATTATTACTTCCGAAGAGGTATTAACAGAAATTGGAAATATCAAAAAACAATCTTGTAAGAATTCCTAATAATATCTCTGCAGAAGATTACAGTCGACTACTGTATGGCTTAACAAAAACTAGTAAGTTTGAAGATGGATTATGGAAAGTAAATAATTTTCATAAATTATTATTGTATTGTGCCGATTTTAATTTAGAAGGAATCGGCAAATGTAAATACGATTTATATAATTATCAGAAAACTGCTGTTAAAGAATTACTCGATATCGATAACGGCAGTTTAATCGTAGCTAGTTGTGGCGCTGGTAAAACATTAATAGCTATCGATTTATATCTAGAACTATTATCTCGTAACAAAATAAAAAGTCCTGGATTAATCGTAGTAAAAAGTAGTTTAAAAGTCCAATGGTTCCATGAAGTTAAAAAGTTTAGCGATCTTACACCAAGTATTCTAGAAACTTCGGCTAAGGCTAAAAAGAAATTTGACGAGCAATTTAATGGCGATCTTCTTATTTGTAATTATGAAACGCTTAACGACGAAAAAGTTCGTGATCGTTTATTAGCAATGAAGATCGAATACATTTTCGCCGACGAAGTACAATACGTTAAAAATTATCAAGCAAAACGTAGTAAAAGTTTGTATAAGTTTAATAATGTAAAGTATACCTTCGGAGCTACGGCAACACCAATTCAAAAAAATCCTCGAGACATATTCGGAATCTTTCGATTTGTTAAGAAAGATTTGTTCACAAATATTAACAAGTTCGATAAGCGATATGTTAAAAAGAATAGTCTAGGATTTATTATTGGTAGTCGTAATGAAAAAGAATTAACTGATCTTATCAGTCCTAACTTAATCGTTAGAACTAAAGAAGAAGTAAGCAGTCATTTACCTAAGTTAATTGTTAGTCAAAAATATTGTAACCTTGGACCTAAAACTCAAAAAGCTAGCGATCAGTTGTTGGAAGAAATTGCTGATTTAAAAGCGCAGCAAGAAGCAATGATGGATCGATTTACTAATATCGATGAAGCTCGTAAGAATGAAGATTTTAATAAAATAGATAATCTTATCCTTATGAAGCAAACCTTTGCTCAAGAGCTTGCTATTACTGATGAATTATTAAGATTTGGTGATAGTAATGCAGGAAAAGAATACGTGACGAATGAAAAGAGTCAAAAAATCGAATTATTCTTAGACTTGGTCGAAAGTATTCTTAGTGAAGGTGAAAAAGTCGTCGTATTCAGTAAGTATCGTTCATTACAAAATATATTGGATATGCATTTAGAAAATCGTTTTAAAGGTATTAAAATTTGCCATATTAATGGTATGATGGATTCCGAAAAGCGATTTGAGCAAGTAAGATTATTCAATGAAACGAATGATTATAACATAATAATCGCATCAAATGCTGGTTCAGAAGGAATAAATATGCATTCAGCTAAATATTTAATCGAAATGGATATTGCCGATAGCTATTTAATTCAAACACAACGTCATGGTCGTATTGAACGTGCTAGTAGTAAACACGATAGTGTATTCGTATATCAGTTAATTGCTATTGGTAGCTACGATGAAATTGCTTTAAAAGTAGTCGACAAAAAAGAAAAATATCATATGAATATTATCAGGAAGGACGTACAATAATGAAAGAAAATTGGCAAATTCGGCTAATCGACGAAAAAGAAGTCTTAGGCTTCCGTATCGATCGATTAGCAAAATTCTTAGATAAGAATAAAGATGTCGAAGACTTTGATTTAATGGCTCGACAACTTGTCGTAATGCAAGAATATTATGACATTCTTGTTAAACGTATCGAGAAAGCAGGTTTATTAAAATGAAACTTGCATTCGAAGAACAAACAAAAAGTACGCTCGATCAACTTCTCGAAGAAGAGCATGAAAGTTTAACATTAGTTACTAATCATGAAGAAGCTAATTATGTTATTGAACAAATTAAAAAGCTTCAACTTCAAAAAGAAGATGTCGAAGTCGAAACGACTCGATATATTAATCAAGCTAAAGATAAAGCTAATATGTTTAAAGAACAACAGTTAAATAGTTTAGATTATCAAATCGATCGATATAAAACTATGTTAGAACCATATGTTCTTAAACAATTAGAAGAGTCTGGTAAGAAATCTATTAAATTTATTGAAGGCACTGCCGGATTTAGAAAACAAGATAAGCTTATCGAGCATGATGACGAACTTCTTGAAAAAGAAGTTAAAGGTATTAAAGACAACGAATATTTTAAAACAACCGTTAAATTTAACTGGTCTGCCGTTAAGAAAGATTTGACATTTAAAGATGGCAAAGCTTATCTTAACGATAAAGAACTTAGTAGTGTAAACTACGAAGAACGTGACGACGCATTCTATGTTAAATAAATAGGTTGGTATGAAATATTCAGGAAAGTTTTTAAGAGAATTATCTGATAAAATAAACCTTGTCGAATTAGCCAGTAAGCATACTAAACTAACTCGGCAAGGAAATATTTACATCGGAAAATGTCCTCATCCAGATCATGATGACAGTAGTCCTAGCTTTCGAATATGGCATAAAAACGGTAAATATACTTGGTGTTGTTTTGGTTGTCATTCTGGACGTAAAAATCCAGCTAAAGGATTCTATGGTAGCGATTCATTAGCCTTTGTTCAATGGATGATGAATACGAAAAAGAAAAAGGCAAGTTTCGAGATGGCAATACAAGAAGCTTGTAAAATTACTGGATTAAAACCAGAAGGCAACGAACAACAATATATAGACAACTGTTCTGAAGAAGCTGATCAGTATTTTCAGAATTTACGAGAGAATAATAATGCTAAACGATATTTAGTTTCTCGTGGATTAGATAAAGAAGATATCTATGATTGGAATATCGGTTACGATACAAAAGGTCGTGTAACATTTCCGATCAAAGATCTGTATGGCAATACTATCGGTTTTAGTAAACGTGCTATCGATGACAATAATCCATTAAAATATTGGGTATCAGCTGATAATGAATACTATAAAAAGAAATGGTGTTTATATGGTTGTGATAAAATAGATTATACCTTCGACGAAGTATATATCACCGAAGGTGTTTTCGATGTTATCTTAGCAACTAAGTATGGTTTAAAAAATGTCGTATGTACATGTGGTACTGACTTTGATGATACACATGCTAAGATGATTAGCGATATTGGCTTAATTCCAGTATTAGTATATGACGGAGATAAGGCCGGATTAAAAGGTGTTGATCGAACACTAACATCGTTAGCCAAATTCGATATATTTCCTCGTATTGTTATGTTAGACAATAAGTTAGACTTAGCTAACATTGCTGAACGAGAACAATATAATTTAAATTATTTCATCAAAAGTCATACATCTTCTTATGATTATTATCTATTAAAAGATATGTATAACGATCTAGATAAATTTAAAAGTAGTATTATTAATAAATATAAAGATAGTATTGCGCTAGCTAGAGAGTCTGTTAAAGAAGATAAGAATGCAAAAGCTATTCTGGATGCTAAGTTGTTAAATACATTAGGACTTAAATATGAATAAAAAAAACATTAGATTCATTAAGAATTGGTCCTTCAGAAAAATAAAATTGAATTCACTGTCGACAAGAGCTATGTTTACATGTCAATCTTGTGGTAATCAAGTTGAACTACAATATAAAATGAAATGTGAATTATGTGGTAAAATTATTTGTGATGAATGTGCATATATCGATGCCGAGACTAAGCAAATATGTTGCCCAGAATGTTGGTAGTTGACACTTAATTTTATATCAAGTACAATAATAATGTAGGAAGTATCCTTTTTACATTGTTCATATGCCGTCGTATTATTACGGCGGCATTACTACTATTTTGAGGTCATGATGGAATCGAAAAAATTAACGATCGAACTTTGTGAGAATGGTGATGTATCTATCGAAACTAAGAATATTAAAACTCGACAACAATTGTTCGAAATGCTTAGTAAGTTGGAATATCATGTTTATGTGTTCTCTGAAAAGGAAGAATTAATGTAATTACTAGATACAAGCAATTGCCAGTTTGTATGTGGTATATAAGCAGCCTGTATGGGCTGCTTTTTTTATTACTTGGAGGTGTATGTACTTGAGCAAAGAAAAATGCGAGAATTTTGTCAAAGAAAAATGTTGGAATAAATTAAACGAATTACAATTGCCAAGTGCATATGTCGATCGTTTAAACAAAGAATTAAATATCTTAGTTAAACAAGATATGTGTGAATATATTTATATTGTATATGATTATGTTCAGTTTTGTCGTAAAGAAAATATCGCTACTGGATATGGTAGAGGGAGTAGTGTCGGCAGTTTAGTATTATATCTATTAGATATTAATAAAGTCGATCCTGTTAAATTTGAATTAAGTTTTGAACGATTTAGTGCTGGACATAATGCCGATATCGATTTAGATGTCGATACAGTACGACGTGATGAAGTATTTGAATATATTTTAAATAAATATAAAAAATATGCTTATCGATTATATACTGTTAATAAGAATGGAAGTAAACAATTGCACCCATCTGGTATTGTAATTGACCTACATAATAATTATGATTATATTATGATTGATGGCGTTCGTTGTATTAATAAAGATAAGTATAGCAATTTACCTAAGTTTGATATTTTGAGTTTGCGAAATTTAGGCTTGTATCAAAATATTATTCAAAAATATAATATTGATATTAATTTCGACGATCAAAAAGTATGGGAATATATGTGGAATTATCCAGATGATTTGTTTTTATTAGGTGGTGAAGTTAAGAAATATATTAAAGACTTCAAACCTAACAATATTAAAGAGCTATGTAATTTATTAGCTCTTGTACGATCGCCTGAAGGTGCTAAAACATATACCGAACGAAGAGATGGTAAATGGTTTAAGAAAAGTCCGTACTATGATTTTGTTAAAGATACATATGGTATCATTACATATCAAGAACAACTATTAAATATTATTAGTCAATTCTTTAAATTAGAAGATGCTTATACATTAATGAAGGATAAAAATAAAGTTCATAAACAATTAGTTATCGATACAGCTAAAAAATATAATTGTAAATGGTTGTATCAATTATATGACATGAATAAATATTTATATAATAAATCTCATGGCATTGCTTATGCTCATGTAAGCTATATCAATGCATATTTACAGTATTATTATCCTGACGAATTTAAAGAAGATACAGTAGTCGAAGTTCAAAATACATTTAAATATAAAAAATTAACATTAGGATCTAAATTTAAAACCGAAATAGAAAATGAAGAAATTATATGTGGTTTTGATAAGATTAAAGGATTCGGTGAAACTACGTACAATGAATTAAAAATTGTCGATAAAAAGAAGATATTAAATTTCATATATAATATGAATAAAAATATTGCGCAACAATTAATTCGCTTAGGCGTGTTTAACGAAGTATTAGAATTATCATCTATCGATATTTTTAATATGTATTTAGAAAATAAAGGTATTAAAAATCGAGTTAATTATATCGATCAAGATAAGGAGTATGAAAAAATATATGGAATTTGGTAACATTATTGAATTCAATACATTCATTAATCATATTATTAGTGAATTCAAAATTAAAATCTATCATGCCGAAGAAGATTTTAATGAAGAATATTATATTCTTAATGCTTTATTTAAAGCATTAATGTTATTTGAAATACGAGATTATTATAATATTGATTATGATCAAGAAACTAAACAAACTATCGTAAAAGAAATAAATAATATCTTAGATCATGGTGTTACAAGAAGTTTTTATAATGACGGGACATATTGGCTTCTTAGTAAGATATATAGTTATCGGCATCAAGATTTTGAAACGCTTATAAAATTACAAAGAAATTCTGAATTTAATAAAATTAAAACTGAAGCACCAGCTACATTTTATATATTAATATTTTCATTATTTCTAAAATCATTGTATTCTTTAAAACAAGATCTTGTTAATAATCATCAAAATGTATTTATTAAAATATTAGGTGATTTCAATAGTTTAATTCCTAGTAAAATGTTTATTAAAATGAATTGCGAAATGAAAAATCCAAAAATCATTTATAATTGTTTATTAAATATATTATTAGGTATTCCATCTTTTGATTATTCATCTGTCTGTAATAATAATTTCTACCTAGGAAATAATTTAAATCAAGCAGATTTTTCACCTAGTGTATTGTCAAATGGCGATATTATTAATCCTATATTTATCGATGACAATACTAATAAATCTAGAACATTTTGGTTTGTTAGTAATGAAATGGTTATACAAAATGGTGAACTTATCGATAATCGACCTGGATTATGCAATATATATGCAGTAAAAGCAGGAGAAGTTCCTAAATTTAGTTATGTATCAGATGTAGAATCTGATAATAAAAGGAAAGAAATTATTCTTAATGTACCGACAAATATAAGAGAAAAATCTAATAAGAAATTATTTAAATCTTTGTTGCCCGTACAAAAGAAATTCATTCCTTTATATTTATTAGAAAAACAATTAGGCGGCAAGATTAAAGATACATATATCTTTGGCGATATCGTTCGTGGTTCTAAAATTAAATTCGATGGCGATAAAAATATTATTATTCGCGATCGAATTGTTCCGGAAATTCAATATTTTAATAATACAGGAAAGGGCAAGTTGTATTAATGGATACTCAATTTAAAATGGAAGATTTACTTGTTGAAAATCCAATGATCGTAACATTGCTTTTTCAACAGTATCAAGATACGTTTTCAGCATCTTCTAGGATTCATTCTGATTTTAAGACATATGTACTTATCGAAATTAATAATGTAACAGTTAAACAAGCTAATGTCGTCGAACATTGTTTTCAATATGCTGGTCGAGATCAATTCCGTAAAATTTATAACATATTAAATAATAATATATATAGTGGTATTGAGCCATATTTCTTCAATAATAATCGAGATGCATGGATCGAATCATTAGAAGAAAGTAATCGTCAATATATTTTTAAAGATCGTTCTTGTTATATGTTATTTTTAAATCGTTCCGAAATTGGTATGACAATTCCAGAATATAACAATATGGATCAGAAAGATCTATTAAGAAAATATGAAGATGAAATCAAGAACTTTATCTTTGAATATTTAGTCGAATATAAATCTAGACGATATCTTAATACGTTTATTCATAAAGAATTTATTAAAGAATTCTTTAATTCTTATCTAAGAGCTTCTGATTCTGAAATCAGGAAAATTTTTAATATTAATTCGTCTGAAAAATTAGGAATTACTAATATCACATTACCAGGTGCAGATAAATATGCTCATTTTGTTAATGATCAGATTAGTGGTATTATTTCGATGTCCAACATTAATTATGAACAACAAGAAACTAAATTATCTGATTATATTTTAGATAATGTTAAAGATCTTGCTGAATTAATTAATGAAAATTCTGAAATCGTATTTGATCCTAATCATGGCTTAGATCAAGAAGTTAAAGATTTTGGTGACTATTTAAATTATAAACGCAGTTTTAAATTATTTGACAACCAAAAGAATATTATCAATGCTTTTACTCGCTATTTCAAAAAAGAAAGAGCGGGTTTTTTAATTTCTCAACCAGGTTCTGGTAAAACTTCGATGGCTATTTCTATCAGCAATCTATGGAAATCTAATAAGAATAAAAATATATTCGTATTATGTCCGCCACATCTTAATAAAAAATGGGCTATGGATATCAGTGTATTAGCTCAAAATGCTATGGTATATGAATGCGATAGTGTTCAAGACTATATTAATAAAATTGAACCAGAAATTTCTAAACGCAACTGTACTAATTTCATTTTAGTAAATCCTAAGTTATTAAAACACTCATATGGTTATCAATTAGATTGGGATGATACATTCTTATATCATATGTATAATTTAAGAAAAAAGAATTTATTGTTTACAGATAAGATATATGCGCCTAATCGTGATCGAGTTACACAAGATAAACAATATCTTCCATACCATCAATACATCTCGACATATAAAGAAAAAAATGAAGAGCATCCAGATATAAAAAAAACAATATATAGATTTGGTGCAGCTCCTAAGATTATTAAAACTTGCTATGATAGTAATAAAGAATTAGATAAACTATTAAGTAAAGCTTTTACAACCTTTAGACATGTTTCATTATATTATAATAATGGTTCAATTCTTGATCGAATAATTAATCAATCTGTTGGCGATAAAGAAATTAATTCTAATTTTGTAAGCCTAGACTGGTATTTACAACGTAAAGGCCGTCATAATGTCGATTTCTTTATTATTGATGAAATGCACTTATTTCTAAGCGACAGTATGCAAGGCGAGGGCGCTCAACGTATTGCTAGCTGTGCGAAGAAAGTATTAGGTTTAACCGGTACTGTATTTAACGGTATGGTTACAAACTTGTTCTTTATGTTAAGAAACTTTTTCCCAGCTAAGCTAAAAGATTTAAAAGGATTTTATTTTAACCGTAATAATCTTGCTGCGTCGAAGACTAATTTTAAGAATTATTATGGTAATAAGGAAAAAGTAGCTAGTCCTTATTCTGTCCATGTTAATCGTATGAGACTTGAAGGATCTCGTGTAACCGAAACACTTAATCAACGTCCAAGTAAAATTAATAGTATTGGTTATACATATATAGATCAAGATGGTAATATTCGACAAGACAGTACAGGATTTAATGAATATAAAGTTAAAGATATTCCTGGTATTAATCCAGAAATCTTTACACAAGTTATGTCATCCTGTTGTATCTTTATGACGATGTCAGATATGTCTAATGAATTACCAGAAATTAATGAATCTGTTATAAGTTGTGAATTAGATCCTAATATTAAAGATGCTTATGATAAACTATTAAGCGAGATGAAGGCATCTGATACGCCTAATCTGGTTAAAGCTCAGAAGATTAATAAAATTGCCGGTTGGTTAGACCATCCTTGTATCATTCCAGACGATCATTTTAATTTTAGAAGTTGTGATGGTAATAATAATAAACTAGACGAACTATTAAAAATAGTTAATCATCATGATAATGAATGCGTCTTAGTTTATACATATTATGACAAGCATAGTCCAATTAATAATGAAATACTTCAAACATTAATTAGTAATGGTATTAAGGCTAATATCTTAACAGATTCTGTAGCACCAGCTAAACGTATCGATTGGTTTAAAAAACAAAAAGATAATGGCGTTCGCGTCGTTATTGTTAATCCTAAACTAATCGAAACTGGTTTAGATTTATTAGACTTTACGACTATCGTATTCTATCAGTTAAATTCTAACTTCTTCACGATGCGTCAAGCTTCTCGAAGAAGTTATCGGTTGAATCAAAAGAATAACGTAAGTTTATATTATTTATATTATAAGAATACTGTTCAAGAAAATATCATTAGTGTCATGGCTGAACGATTAAAAGCTGTTAAGATATTAGAAGGTGACTTCGAAGACGAAGGCCTCGAAGCTATGACTAATGCCGATAAAGTAGACTCTTCTGACGAGATCTTTAACAAGATGATCACGAATGAAGAATATGTAAACGACGATACTGTACTCGGACTAAATAAGTACGCTCAAAAAATCGAAAAACTTGTCGATAATACGACATTTGAAGTTCATAAAGTAAGTTTCGTTAAAAAACCTATGAACAAAAAGAAGATTGATTTTAAACATGTATATATTAATCTTCAAGATAAAGTTACTATGTATAATGTGATGAAAGATCCGAATGAAAAAATTAATTTAGAAATTTCTAATTTCTAACTTGACGGATAAAAAATAATTTAGTACTATAATAATAACAGATAGAAAATTAAATAATAACCGCACGGATTTGCGGGGTTCGCCTGAACTCAAGGGAAGTCGTTAAGACATATCTTTAGCTTTAGTGAGTTTGCTAACTATCAACAAGTTGATTACTTGCTTTAGCCGGACCAAGGTGGATTTCTTGTTACTCATGCAATGCATCTGGAGTAGAAAACAAGAAGTTTGGCCAGCTCATTCAGTAGAATCGGCCCGGTATTACAATTCACGCATTCAAACATCTAGGCTACATTAGAGTAGCTGTATATAGTTAATATAAACGTTCTGTTTTAATCGTTTTAACTCATTACAATAGATGGAGTTGTAATAACGTCAGGGGTTAAGAAGCGTGCGAAGACCTCTGCCTAAGGGATAAGTCTGTCCAAAAGACAGTATAAGGAACAGGGTATCCTATGGTTAAAAGTACGACGCGGTGGTTTCTAGACTTTAAGTTCATCGAAATCTTGGAGTCAGGTCATTATAAGTTAGCATATTTTCCAGGAGAGTACGGTTTAATCCGAAAGGATTGAATGTGAGGGTGATAGATAATCACTAATACCGTATAGAAGATCAAGGTTAGCCGCAAGGTTAATACAATCTGAAAGCTTTATTTGAATGTACGAGAAGTTAAGCATACAGAAATGTATGCTATTTTTTTATATAAAAATATACTTACTTCGGGGTAGAAGACTCTGCCGTCGTAAACGACGGGAGAAGTCTATCAAGAAGTAAGTAAAACGTTCTCGTAAAAATTAACAATGTATATATAATTAAAAATTTGATGTTTATTCTTTTGCAGCTTTAAACTTAAGCTTGTTGAAAATCATCCTATAAAAGCTGATAAGAGGACAATGAATCAAATTTTTAATTTTTTCAAAACTTTGTCTTAAGTGACGTTGATTCAGAAAGTGTTCTCGCAATGTTTATATAATAAAGCCAACGATGTATAAAACGTATGTTCTATGTAGTAGGCCAGGCTATTAATAATAACAATATGCCGGCCGTTACCAATACTTCGTAGTTGATATCTTTTGACTAAGTTGGTTGAAGATCTCTAAGTCATAATATTATTTTTTCAGAAGAAAACGTATATAATGGCTTCCCTAGCTCTTTGACAGGTTCAAGTAGCAAGAATCTGGCCGCATGGCAAGTAGCTTATTGAGATCGGCTACAGTTGTTACGACTGAGAATGTATATACAGTTAATTGCTAAAGTTGGTATAATTATTTAAGATAATTTACACAGTAACGTCATTATACATAAATATTCACACTAAACGATTTTTAACACATATTTAGTATAAATATTTTTTTAATGTTCAAAAACCTTTTACGACTCAGATGACGTTACTGATTTACGCACACAATACTAACGATGGCGTTTACGAGATATCGTAAAGAGCTTTAATCCTGATAAGATCTATTAAGGAACAATACACTATATCATTATGCGCCCGTTAACAGCATTGATACGGCTTATGGGAATAAAATATTTAAATGACATAGTGTAAATATTTCGGTAACGACAGCATTGACAATAGATATATTTTTGTTTCATGTATTTAACTAACACTAACACTATAATACAATTCATCAAAATTAGCTGCTATAACATCTTTTTGTGATTCTTATATTTAACGACATACAATCTATCAACAACTGATCACAACACATGTTAGATTAAACTTATTGTTACAGCAGTTAATACATATCTATTGTCGATATGTCGTATGAGTATCTATACCATTAATAGATATTGATCCGACATATTGACGTAATATATCTTTACAGTAAATACATATTTAAAGTAAAGGAATATATATCATGCGTGATGCATATAGAATACGACGAGTTATTTGGCCACAAGACTTAGTCGTTAGTTCAATTAGTGGCGATCGAATCCATTATCCAGAATTTTATATCGAACACATTAATACTGGCTGTGTGTTATCGATGAAAGAATATCAAAAGATTCGCAAAGAACAAGTCGAATCAGAATTTGTCGATCCGTATCCGGATCATGATAATACTTATATGAATGAATATTATAAAGATATTCGTGATGAGATTGTCGATAAGTTTAATGACTCTCTTGACTGTATGACACGAGAAGACATCGTCGGCAAAGAAGCTATTCCTGGTAAAAAGTGGAAAGTTGTCGATGGTGAACTCGTAGCAGTTGACAATCGATAAAATGTTCGATATAATAATTATGCCAGTTGTTAAAAGTTAGCAGGCAGCTGGTATTGCTCTCTTTGTCTTAAAGCGAGAATAAGCACAACTATTTCCTCCGTAGTTGTGCTTTTCTTGCATTTATAGGATATTTCATGTATACTATTAATATAAAATTATATTTAATAGGAGTTTATCTCAATGAAACTAGAAGATGCCTGCGAACATTTAATCAATTTATTATTATTAGCTCGAGATACCGAAGAGTTTAAAACTGCTTGTGAGTATTTTGATGTTAAGGCCTCTGAATAAGAGGTCTTTTCTTTTGGAAGGATTTGATACATATGAAGTACATTGTTAAGAATACGATCGATTCTGTAGCATGTTATATTCTTCGTAATGATATGACATGTACACCACAGAAATTACGATATTTGTTATATTTAATTTATTCTGATTATTTAAGCGTATACAATGATATTGTCGATACGATGGGTCGACCATTCTATACAGAAGATTATGAATGTAATCTATTATTCGACGGACAGTTTATTGCCGACGTTAAAGGTCCTAAAGTTGTTGTCGATCAATATACGACCGAAGAAGAGATATATGATTTAGGCGCTTATATTGATGACGACTTAGAAGATCTTATCGACAAAGATTCTCTTAAGTTTTTAGAAGCATCCTTGAATCAATATAAAGGATATAATACTCGTTTTCTTAAGATGTTAGCTAAACAGTCTTATGATTTTCAAGAAACATATAAACATTGTGAATCTGAAAATAAAGTAATTCCGATCGACGTTATGTTTACTGCTAATTTATTAGCTGATTCTGTTAGCTCTTGCTTTAAAACTAAGAGGATGTAATTATGGCAAAAGACGTTAATACTAATATACTTCATATAGCAGAATATTATCAAAAGAAATATAATACGACTGATACGTTTAAACAATGTTTTGTCGGTCAAATGGTACATGAATCAGGTAACGGTACTTCAGCTTTAGCAATCCAAGATATGAATTACGGTGGCTTAGGTGCTATCGAAGGACAAGCTCATGATCCAGATGAACCTAGATGGGCTAAATTTAGTTCTCTCGAAGAAGAAGCTGATTATGTTTATAAAGTATTTTATAGTCATTATCCAGAAATTCATCAAGTTAAAACAGCTAAAGAATTTATGGATATTTTATGGAATAATCAGTATGTCGTAGCCGAAGGTAATGAAAATCCTACAGAAGTATATAATAATTATCTTCAAGCTTTAACAGAATATACTGGCGAGACATTTAATCCGACTAATCCACCGGCAGGTAGTGCTGCCGATACTAAGGGCGGTGTAATGTCTAAGACAGCAGCTTCTGATACCGGTGTACAAAGCACAGTAGCTGGTAAAAGAAAAACGCCTAAGACATATACGATTTACAATATGCAAAAACTTGCGAAGGGTAAAACGTATTGTGCGCCAGTATATCCCGATATTATTTCTGTATATAATCAAGTACCAGAATGGGCATTAGGTTCTAATTTAAAAGCTAATACCCAAGAAGATACGTCTGTTAAAGATGCAACCGAAGTTAAAAATACTTCTCAAGCTGATAAGAATAATAACGAATCTGGTGCAAAAATTGAGACGACTAAAACTGCAGAAGAAAAACCTAAAGAAGAAGTCGCTCAGAAAGAAGCTAAGAAAAAGGTTCAGAAAACTGCAATCGGTGACGGTGGACTAGTTACCGTTACGACTGATAACAAGCCTGACGAAGCTAAAGACGATTCAAAAACTAAAACAGAATCGACTAAGACTGAAAATACAAAAGAAGAGCCTGTCGAAGAAAAAACACAAGGTATTCCATTATATGCATACGAAACACGTGATAATGAAAAAGGTTGTTTCGATGTTGGTTTGCCATTAAGTTCTATTGCAGCATATGGTAGTGAAGCAGCTAAATATCAAATGAATCGGATGCAATCAATTGCACAACGTCAGATTCAATTTGATCCGACAAAACATGATAATGCTGTTAAAGTACCGACACCAGGTATGGTACCTAATAATAAAGATGCGTTTCCAGTCGATCTTAGAATTCGAGACTTAGAATATCATCAACCACGAATTGTTCGTGAAACAATTAAGGCAACTGAATTCGAAGAGCAAACAGCTAAGGCATTACTTGCTATGGGTGGTAATGTTGAAAAACGTATGGTTCAAGTTGAAAATCATTTATCGACCGTAACAAGATATCTATTTAGATTAGGTTCTATCGTACCGATTAACGATATGTATTATGGCGGCAATTCTACGTTCGAAAAGTATAAATCAGTTCGTCAATTAACAGATGATCGAGTTACTGACGGTATGCAAACACAAATCGATCAGTATATGACATCGACTCGATTAGAGCCGATCATTGGCCAAACGTATGAAATACTTAACCAGGTCGGTGCCAATTTATCAGTTATCTTAGACGATAACCAGTTATCATATTCTAATATGAAACACTACTGTGACTTAATCGATATTAAACGTTATCAAGAGCCATTGAAGTTGGCTAGTATTAACGAAGGTGCTTCATTAACTAAGTCTGGCGATCAATCTGAGCAAGAATTAAATTCAGTATGGCCAGAAGGTTTTAAAATGGATTGGAAATTAGTTCCGGTCGAAGAACAAGTACCTATTATTAACTGGCGTCAATCTATTATCGATGACGGTTCTGATTTAATGAATTCTGCTGGCATGTATGGTAATGGTAATGCTATCGGATCTGCATTAACAGGTACGACCAATAATCTCTTCTATAAGACTGCTGTCGAATTAGAAGGCACATCATTAAAACAATTTAAAGCTGTTGTCGATAAAGCTAAACAATCTATTAAAGGATATGAAGATCAAGCTAAAAATATTGCCAAGTCTAAAGACACGTATATGAAGATGAAAAAAGATATTGAAGGCGCGCAACTCCATAAAGATTTTACGGGTCCAGTTATCGCTGCGATTATGTGTGTTACTAATACATCGGATTCTAATGGTATTATTAATAGTCTTAAAAGCTTGACTAAAGAGCTTAAGGATAATTCTTTAATAGATAATCCATTATTAGTTGCTCTTGCTTATTTTTCAGAAAAAGCTAATATAATTGGCGATAAGCCGACTAAAGATCCTTCTGAAAAGAAGAAAGAACATGAGGATCTTAAAACTCGTTTAGATTATGTATATAAACTTGTTTCTAACTCTGGTAGCAACAATGGTGGCGGCGAGTCTAAGCAATATTTTAATCTTGATATTAAGAATCAAGGTGCTTGGACATTTACTCAATTCTGGGAACCATATTCTGTTAACGATTCTAAAAATCGTAAAGATCCGGTGTCTCCATCTGATAAGTTAAATAAACTTATCGAACTTTGTATCGTATTCAAAGAAATTTCTAAAAGTTTCTACGAATCAGAATTTGATAATGACCAATGGGGATTCTTCTGGAAAGCCGAATATATTCCTGAAATGAAATTAACAGGATTCCCAGGAGAGCAGCGTGATGGACATACGCATCAAGGTATGGACGTCGTATTCCAACCAGATTCTCCTAAGCCTGAAATTCTTTCAATATGTGATGGTACTGTAGCTGATACTGGTTGGGGATTAAATGCCGTAATGGTTAATGCTGCTAACGGTACGAATAAAACGATTATATATATGCATATGTCTCAATTATTTGTTAAACCGGGCGATACCGTTAAACGTGGTCAACCTATCGGAATCATTGGTGGCTATGGTATTAAAGATGGTGTAGAGACGAACAATGCTTACGATGAACATCTTCATATCGAAGTTTGGTCAGAACTAAATCGCGGAGGATCCTATGGGTCGATCGGCGATTTGTATCCAGGCATTTTCCAAGATTACTGTACGACTCGTATAAAACTTGGGAAAGGCGTAGAATTAAGATATTCTGATTTTACAAATAAAACTTATTAGCACTTGCATATATAATTATTTTATAATATAATAATATGTGTAAGGTAAGTATATAAAACGTGCCTCGTATGATCTACACTACGAGGCACAATTTTTAACATGGTCAATGTTACGCAAAAACACATCATATTTTGCTCCTTTCTGTAATAAAAAATAATTAACTAGCTTAAAGCGACATAATAATACCTCCCTGTAATATCCCTTATCCTTTGTTTGTCGCTGGCTCATAGAACAGAAATAACATAAACATATCAAAGATTTAAATACTGTATATTTTTCTCTCCTTTCTTAAAAATAAAGTATTATAAAAAAATCTCTTCTATTAAAACACACACACTCACTCTATACAAATGAACGGAACGCGTAACATTGACCCTCCCCTATGGCGGGGTAGTCCAAATGGCAGAGACACGAGTCTCATAAGCTCGTTTAGTGCAAGTTCGACTCTTGCCCCCGCACCCAATACTGCAGAGTAAAACAGCATGGGAAACATATCCATGACTGAAATGGTTTGACTCCATTCTCTGCGACCACGGAGAAGTGGCCGAGAGGATTAAGGCTACAGTCTTGAAAACTGTCGTACGGAAACGTACCGTGAGTTCGAATCTCACCTTCTCCTCCATATATACGTACAGGTGGCCGAGTGGTTAAAGGCAGCAGACTGTAAATCTGCCGACATTGTCTACGTTGGTTCAAATCCAACCCTGTGCACCATAATATTCCCTAGTAACTCAGTTGTAAAAAAAATAACAAAAATCATTCGAACACATGTAATATAATTACAGGATGGTGATTCGAATAATAAAAAATCAAAATAAAAAAGTTTATAAACGTAGAGCAAAATTAAAACAAATGGCGTTAGATTATATGGGTAAAAAATGTCAAATTTGTGGATATGATAAATGTTCAAGAGCATTAGTTTTTCATCATATAAATCCAAAAGAAAAAGATTTTAATATTTCTAGTGCTAATTGTTCATGGGACAAAATTAAAAAAGAACTAGATAAGTGCATTCTTTTATGTTCTAATTGTCATGCAGAAATACATGATAAAATTGATGAAAAAATTGATATTAATGAATTATATCCAGATACTTTAAATAATAAAAAATTAGAATTCAATAAAGAAATGATAAATCTTGCATTAAAGCATAAAACAACAAAAGAAAAAATTATTGAATCTAGAATTTATAAAAGAAAAGTTGATAGGCCATCAATTGATGAATTTTATAAAATATTTCAATCTTTTGATGGAAATTATACAAAAACTGGTAAATATTTTGGTGTATCCGATAACGCTATTAGAAAATGGATAAAATCCTATAATAAGTATGGTTTTTGATTGTTATTAGCTCTCGAGCCTTGCCTGGGGAGCCATATGGTTCCATGGAGTAATTGGTTATCTCGTCATCCTGTCAAGGTGAAGATTACGGGTTCAAATCCCGTTGGAACCGCCAGTATCCTAACATAGAATTTTTTTTGATTATCTGTATTCTGTGTTAGGATTTTTTTACTTGCTCCTGTAGCTTAGAGGCTAAGCACCCGGCTCATAACCGGGCATTTTACCCTGGTTCGAATCCAGGCGGGAGTACCATAAATAATGCTAAGCACAGTATTAGTTCTATTTTTTTTAATATGGAAAGGAAAAACTTGAGTTTAAAATCCAATTCATATATAAGATTTAATCAGAACTAGCTTATACATTATACATTATTTAAATACTGTGCTTATGTATTATTCTATTACTGAAAACTGGTATACTGCTTTTTTTAGTGGTTTCTTCATTTTCCCTTACTCCTTTGAGTAGTATATCAGTTTTGAGTAATAGAATTATGTAATCCTTGTCTTTATGACAAGGATATTTTTATGTGAAAGGATATTAAAATGATTAGAAAATTAAGACGCGCAAATGCTTATATAATAAGAAAATTTTGCTCTGATTATGCAATCGAACATGTAATCCCTAGATCATTTGGAGAAATCCCTGTTAAGATGAGATATAAATTTATGTATGTTAATAATATCAAATCATTATCAGATATTATGTTTAAATATCCTGAACGATCTAAACGTATTGTCTTTACGACAGCTAATGGATACAAACCTCAGTATGAATATAAATTTCGACATGTTAATTATGAAAAAGCTGTTAAGATGGTTCAATTCTTTGAGCCTAAAATTCATATTAGATTTAATCTTAATATGTATGATAATCATATTCGTAAATATAAATATAATACTGTTTTTAAACGTCGATATAGAACAAGGTGGTAATTATGGAACTATATAAAATATTATTTATTATCGGAGCAGTACTTGTAATTGTTGGATTAGTCCCTGCAGTTGTTGATAGTATTAAAACAATTAAAGATATTTTACATGATTTTAAAGATGACAAATCATTTATATTTGAAGTCTTAATGTTTACTACTGCTATTATATGTTTCTTTATCGGAATCATTATTTTATTTATTACGAAGGTGATATAATGGATAAAGATATAAATAATATATTATTAAAAAAATTTATTCATATATACATATTATTTTCATTTATTGTATATATGATTAATTTAATAATTGTTAATATATTTATGTATTTTATAGTAGACGATACTATATATAGAACTACATATTTTATAGTTAATGATACGACATTTCAAACATTTCCTGTTATTTCAATGTTAATAGCTGCGATATTGTCTTGTTTGATTAATATTAATATCAGCCAAGAAATTGACAATGAAAATAATATTATATACTATGAATTATCAATTGGTACATTATTTAAAGCAAAGTTAAAGAAATAATTATGTTTGTATATAAAACTGGTAATATATTAAAATCAAAAGCTGAATATATTTTTAATGCTGTTAATACTGTCGGCATAATGGGCAAAGGTTTAGCTCTTCAAATTAAACAAAAATATCCAGATTGTTTAAAAGATTATGAAGAAGCGTGTCGTGATAAACGACTTAAACCTGGATCAGTATTAATTACATATTTAGTTAAAGAAAAAATTAATATCGTTCAGTTTCCGACGAAAGTACATTGGCGTGATCCTTCTAAATATGAATATATTGAAGAAGGATTAAAATCATTCGCAATATTCTTAAAGAATCATAATATTCAAAACGTAACGATTGCGATTCCTAAATTAGGATGTGACAATGATAAGCTTGAATGGAAACAAGTATTAACTTTAATTAAACAATATTTATCTGAATTTGATAATATTGTATTTGAAATTTATGGTGACGACGTTTAGTCAGAAAGGAGTCATAATGGATCAGTATATTATCTATTCAATTCTCAATTCTTTATTAGCTCTATTTATTGTAGCTACTGTATATAAGATCATTAATCGCTGAGGTATTTGTTATGTCGAAGAATAAAACCATATTATATATATATTTTACTTTATTACTAGTAACAGGTATTGGATCTAAAATCATATCGTTTTTAGATTTTTTATTTTATATTTTAATGATACCACTAGCAATATGTATGGTTTTATTTGTTTTGATTATTACAGTTATTATTACATATATATCAGTATATAATTTATTGCATGTATTTGGAATTGAATTATTTGATAATATAAAGATACCGATAAAATTTATCTATGAACAAAAGAATAAAGATGATTATTAGAACTATTAAAAAACGATATCGTAAAAAGCATTTGAATGAAGTTTATTATTTACGATTCTCTAAAGAATTTTTGGAAGTAGACAAATGAATCTATTTAACTTAGTATTACTAATAGCTATTATTGTATTTTTATATGAGTATAATAAAAAATAAGCCCCTCGATTGAGGGGCTTTTTTTATTTAAAACTAATAAAGTATGTAGCATAACGACCTTCATCTTTGTTTAACATTAATAGTTTTTGACCTGCTTTCGAGAACTTGCGTCCATCGACAGCATATCGATCACTACCACAAAGCGAAGGATTTACAATCATTTCGACACCTTTGAGATCAGCTTCTCTAGAATGATGGAAATGACCCATTACGATATAATTAGGTATTTGTTTTGTAAATAGTGCCAAATTATCGATAGCTCGGTTATAATTATCTTTATGTCCATGAACACCGATAATTATTTGTTCACAAACTTTAGCTACGATAATTTCATCGTCGACAATATTTTTATTAAAATGAATACGTTCATTTCCTTTAAGACGTTCTTTTAAGAACCAAGGAATAATATCATTAAACGATTCGCCATTCATAGCTTCTTCTTTAGAAGGAGTGACACGATCATGATTACCACGACAGAAATATAATTCTAAGTTAAATTCTTGACTTAAATTATTGAACAAATGACTGAGCGCTTCGCTAACGCCGATCGTTTGTTCGATAAGATTTTCTTGAGATTCGATTCGTGTTTGTACATGAATACCACCGTTAATCATATCGCCTAATGTCATGATATGAATTGTTTTAATGTTATTTAATTTACAATATTCTCGTGTCTTATTCATGAGATATTCGACACGTTGATGGAATATTTCGTCGTTAAATTTATTAAAGTAGTTATCACTAACTTGACCTTTGTGCCAATCACTAATAAGAAGGACAGCTTCACTTTCGCCAGTAGCTAGTTTTTTAAATTCATATTTAAGTGGTTCAAGTTTACTAATTGATTCGGCTATTAATTCTTTTAATAGAAATTGATTAGATACTTCTTTTAACGTACGATTTAATTCTTGACGATGTTTATTATTAACATTTTTAGCATGAGCATTTAATAATAAATCTCGTGCCGTATCTGTTATACGTTCTTGTGTCATTACTGGAGTTACTGATTTTCTAAAATCATTAAAGTAACTCCCTATCGTAGCTGTATCTAAAGCAATGTCGAAAAACATTTCTGCCATAGTAGAAATACGTTTATATGTTAATTTAGTATTGTTTTGTCGTTCTTCATACATACGGTATAGCCAGCTAATAAGATCTTCGCCATCTTGTGCTAGATATTTAGCTGTACTAGATTGTTTTGTTTCTTCAGCCATATATATCCTCCTGAAAATAAAATGAAACAAATTCTTCCTTTATTATATAATATTTGCATAACTAAGTAAACCAGTGTTTATAGGATTTTTTGAAAAATCTAATTATTTGAGATATATATTTTTACTTATAAACATTAGACTTTATGAAAATCCTAGATTATACTATAAATATATTATGATTATTCTGTATATTATAATATACTATATGTAGTATGTACTACAGTAATATACTACTACATCTTCTTTTTAGTTGCGCAACGAAAGGAAAATTATTAACTATGGAAAAAGTATTATTTGGTGGAAACAATGATATCCAGGTGCCGATGGCAACTAGATTAATCGGAACATTCTCTACCGGAACTGACGAAATTATTCTTGATGGGAATAAACAAGAACGAATCGTACAATTTAATTATGAAGGCAAACAGGTATTAAAACAATATACATTAAAACATTTATATGCTCCGTATACTAAAATTATCGAAGTATCTGATAATGCATATTGGTATACTGGTAAAGAACCAAAACAAAATCCTTCGATTAAAGATATCGTACGTTTCGATGTATATGACAAAGGCTGGATCATACAAGATATTAGAGATGTCGAAGCCGATACCTATTATATTATTAGTAGTTCTCAAGAATTAATAGTAGTTATTGAAGGTACAGAACTTTTGATCAAATAATATTTATATATATTTTATTAACAGTATTATTGTATTAAAAGGATTTTTAAATGATTGTAATTAAAAGAGACGGTCGCAAGGTTGATTTTGATAAATCTAAGATTATTGTTGCTATAAGTAAGGCACAACATTCTTTACTTAAAGATAATGAAAAAATAGCTAATGCTATTGCAGAAGAAATAACACAAGAAGCTCTTATGCTTCAAGAAATCGATATTAAACGTATCGAAAAAATGGTATTCGATCTTTTGGTTAAACACAAACAAAAAGACGTAGCTCGTGCTTATGAAGGATATAGAGCTGTTCAAGAATATCGTCGTAGAGAAAATACATCTGATAAAGCGATTTTAGGTCTTATCGATGGTACGAATATTGACACTATTAATGAAAATTCTAATAAGAATGCAAAAGCTGCTTCTACTCAACGCGATTTAATTGCTGGCGAAGTATCTAAAGATATTGCTCGCCGACAATTATTACCTCGAGATATTCTTGAAGCTCACGATAATCGTAGTATTTGGATTCATGATATGGATTATTTAATCCAACCGATTCCAAATTGTTGTTTAATTAATCTTAAAGATATGTTAGATAACGGAACTCGTATTAATAACAAATTAATTGAAACACCTAAATCTTTCCAAACGGCTTGTACTATAACGACACAAATTATAGCACAAGTAGCGTCAGGTCAATTGGCCCATTAATAGCAATTACTTTATGAAGCTATTAATAGTATCGAGGAAAAATACTGGAAGCCTAAGTTATTTAAATAATATGGTAATCAGAAGTGAAGTTATAACAAAGTTATAACAGCTGCAACGCATAGAGATTGAAAAGATATAATATCTCCACGAGGCCTCGACACGTTTAAAGTTTTAATTTACGTGAAAAGTTATGCTGAACTTATAAGAAATTATAAGAACTATAGGATAACAACCCTATAGGATAACATATAGCAATTTGGTGGGCAATCAATTAATGGATTTGATGAAATATTAGCTCCATATCTTAAAAAATCTTATGATAAATATTTAGAAATTTTTGAAGATGAAGTAAATAAAGAAAAAATTGCTGAATGTATGATGATGAAGGAACTGAAAGATGGCATTCAAACTATTCAATACCAGATCCAGACATTGAATACTTCCAACGGTAGAGTACTGGCCCATTGTTAGAGTAATCTAATAATTGCAGATGGTGAACGTATAAATGTACGGTGTATAATTAACGATAGTGTTTTGTAGGAAATGACAAATAATAATTATGCTAACTGGGAAAACTTATATATTAATATAAATAATCCAGTGCCAAGTCGAAAGAGGGATCTTTTGAAAGGTCAAACGACTAGAACATACCTTCTAGAACAGAAGATGAAGTTCGTACATATAAAGTGAAATTCTTTATATGGAAGCGCCATCCATCCTATTATTAGTAGGATGAAGATATAGTCTACGTAGAGAACGGCTACGCAAGCACCGTTCGTTACTTTGTTTTTAAATTTTAATCCTAATGGTGAATATGCTAATTACGCTGCATTAATTTGTGAAGAAGTGTTAAAACAACGTATTAAAGGTGTAAAAAATTCTGACGGCATTTATGTTACGCCAAGCTTTCCTAAATTAATTTATTGTTTAGATGAACATAATATCCATGAGGATTCTAAGTATTATTATTTAACAAAATTAGCTGCTAAGTGTACAGCTAAAAGAATGTATCCTGATTATATTTCTGCTAAAAAATTAAAAGAAGTACATGACGGAGAAGTATTTACTTGCATGGGCTGCAGAAGCTTCCTATCTAATTGGAAAGATCCTGAGACAGGTAAATATAAATGGGACGGCCGTGAAAATATCGGTGTCGTTTCAATTAATCTTCCGCAAATTGCTATATTGGTACAAGATGCAGAAGACAAAGAACAAGCGTTCTTTAAATTATTAGAAGAACGCTTAGAATTATGTAAAAAAGCATTAATCTTTAGACATGATCGTCTATTAGGAACAACATCTGACATTTCTCCAATTCATTGGCAAGATGGTGCATTGGCTAGATTAAAACCAGGTGAAGTTATTGATAAATATATTTCTGATGGTTATAGCACTGCATCATTAGGTTATATGGGTATCTATGAGGTATCTATTTTATTGACAGGTGAATCTCATACTAAACATCCAGATCTTGTTACTAGAATACTTGCATTTATGAAAGATAAATGTAATCAATGGAATAAAGAATATAATATTGGATTTGGTTTATATGGATCTCCTGGCGAAAGCTTAACTCATAATTTCTGTAAAGCAGATCGTGAACGGTTTGGCGAAATTAAAGATGTAACAGATAAAGGCTTTTATACGAACAGTTTCCATAAAATAAATGTGGCTTTATAAAGTAATTTATATAGAAAATCTCGTGAACCTATAAATAATATAGGATGTCTGATAAATGTCAGGCTAACGGTTCAGAATTAAGTAATTAATTTATGAGTAAGGGAACCTAAGTCCATTTATATGGATATGGTGATACCGTGTTAAGACTATCAACAAAATTTAAGGAAAGGAGGAATATTTGTGAAATATAAAATAGGTGATATAATTGGTGACTATAAAATCATTGATAGAAGAAAAAAATTTTATAAAAATGGAAAATATACATTTGAATATGATTTAGAATGTCAAATTTGTAATAGAATTAAAACTAAAATACATACAGCATTAAATCACAATAAAAATTCTCATTCTTCTTGTGGTCAATTTGAAAAAACAAAAGATAAAAAATTTTATAATTTATGGCAAGGAATGAGAACTAGGACGACCAATCCAAAAGCAAGTAATGCAAAATGGTATCATGATAAAAATATTAGATCTGATGATTTTAAAAATTTTATTGATTTTTATGATGCCATGTATCCATCTTTTTTAGAAGCGTTAAAAACAGTCCCAAGAAATAAAATTTCTATTGATAGAATTGATTATAATAAAGATTATTCTAAAGAAAATTGTCGATGGATAAATATAGATAATCAACAGAAAAATACATCTAAAAATGTAAAATGTATTGTTTCTTACAATGAAATATCAATGTTCGTTCCTTATTTACATGATTTTTGCAATAATCATAATTTAAATTATAATACTATAAAAAGTTATTGTTCTGAGAAAAGAAATTTTTATTATAAAGATTTTCACTTTATTAGAGTTGATAGTAAAATGTAACGACTATTCCTTTTGGAAGTAGCTATTAAATAAATAGCGAAGTGCGAGATATCCTATTGTTAGGATAATGATATAGTCTAATCCCTTTAAAATACTGAGAAATCAGGGGTATAATTGGTTGATGTTCGTGAAGAAATTAATGCTTTCGATAAATTAAAATTCGAAGCTCCATTCCAAGAAATTTCAACTGGCGGATGCTTAAGTTATATCGAAATGCCTTCTATGCAAAACAATACAGAAGCTGTATTAAGTATTATTAAATTCTGTTATGATAATATTATTTATGCAGAATTTAATACCAAATCTGATTATTGTTATGAATGCGGTTTTGAAGGTGAAATTATTGCCGATGGACATGGTGATTGGGCATGTCCTAAATGTGGCAATAAGGATCATAGTAAGCTCAGTATCTGTCGCAGAACTTGCGGGTTAATATAAAGGCTCGCGTTAAATCATCTATATGCGGGAACGTCCTTAGAGAATTGACTACTAAGTTATTATAGTGATATAATAATGGCTGAAGTAATTACTCAGGTATAGTAAAAAGGTTAATTATTGGATAATCCGCAGGGAAGCTTCTTATGTTGTATAAGAATAACCCTCAACGACTACCATGGTGAGAGTGTTATTAATAACGCTGAAGGTATAGTCTACTCCGTTAAAAAGTATCGGGAAACCGACGGTAGTAAGGATTTAGGAGACAATTTCTGGAACGAAGGTCGTACTAAAGAAATTCAATCCAGAGTGCTTCATATTTAATTAATTAATAGGCATAAAATAGTTCCTTTAGATTTTTGGAAAGTATATTTACTATTCGCCTATTGATTTTAAATTAATAATATAATATAATAATTGTAAGGCATAAAAAAGTTCCTTTTATATAATATTGGATGAATGAAATTTACTTTTCGCCTTATAATAAAGATCTAGACATAAAGAAGTTCCTTTTAAAAAAGGCTGATTACATTTTTGTTACTTCTCGTCTAGATAATGCTTAATAAGGCTACGTATATTTTGTACGTAGCCTTTTATTATTTTTAAGAAAGGATAATGATCATGGACGCTAAATTAGAACTACAGAAATCCGTTCTATATTTATTTAAATCTGTATTGCCTATTAAAACAAAAGCTAAATGTAGCTATTTAGATTTGTTATTAGAAGGCGTGTATATTATGTCGGAAGCTAGACAATATCTTGATGAAAGATTAAAAGGCTTCTGTATTAGAGAATTTGGTAATAATGTAGTTCATTATAATAGAACGGCATTGTTAGAATCTTTTAAAGATGTTGATCGAGCAAATGTCGAACGATTATTAGTCGACCAGTTAGATCATTATCTTTCTGTATATACGCAAACAGAAGAAACGTCTGGCAAGCTTATTAATAGTTCTTTAGTATACGTTCCAGTTAAAAGTGAAACATATGAATGTGAACCTTTTATCTTTAATACAACAGTGATCTCTATTATTACTGAAGAAGAATTAATTAAGCGTGTTACAGATTTGCTTTCTTCTGGTATTGCGTTAAATTCAGCTACACAAGAAAGTTTAGTTAATATCTTTAAAGCTTATAAAGATAAGTTCGATATTAATACTATTAAAAATAAAGAATTCTTAATGCATATTTGTAAAGAATTAAATTTAGTTCCTAAGAAAGCTGAACAATTATTACGTTATTGTGCATATAGAATAACATCTAATCCAATGATTATTAATAGTGCTAGAGAACGTAAAAATTTATATTCTCGTATTTGTTTTTATACTACGACTATTAATAGAATATTAAAACAATATGTCGAAGAAAATGGTGTCGAACCTATTGCACAGCAATTTAATAGATATCGTAAGTTATGGATTATTTTAAAACATGCTGGTAAAGATGCTGCTACTATTATTAATAGAGCTAGAAAATTATCCAACAAGTTGAATCGTCCTCATAAACTTCAAGTATTAGATCGTATTAACGATAAAAATATCGATATCGAAGACGTTAAGAAAGAACTTGAAAAAGTTACGATATTTAAAAAGTTTTCTTTATTGAATGCTATTTATAATGCTAAGTCTAACGACAAGATGTATGTTATTCGTAATGGTCGTACATATTCTACGACTAAAGAACATACGTCAAAAGCATCGTTTAAAGTTAAGAATTTAATCTTTAATTCCATTAAGAAAGATATTGGTAAGAATATTAAAGGTAAGCGCTTTTATATTCCAGAAGGAATTATGTATGCTATACCAACAAGTCAAAAGAATTTTATAGATAATATACCGATGTATACTCGATATAAAATGAATATGAATTCCATTATCGGTATCCACTGGACAAATTCTGAAGACGGACGTGTCGACTTAGATTTACATTATACATCTAAGAATATCCATATTGGTTGGAATAGTCGTTTTGATTCTAAAGAAAATATTCTTTATACTGGTGACTTAACTGATGCACCAACTCCTAAAGGTGCTACCGAAGCTTTTTACATTAAAGATACTTTAAAAAATGACTTCGGTATGATTAGTGTTAATAATTATTCTGGAAACCCAGGATTGTTCGAGTTATTTATTGGCGCTGATCCTGATAAAAAAATCTATGATCGCAACGGTATTATAAATGCTGAAAATTTAGCATTTAAATTCACTGGATTATCTATGAATGACGACAATGAAAAATGCTTTGGCATTATTGATTCACAAGAAGATTCTCGTGAATTTATTTTTGTCGATAGTTCATCTGGATTCGATCGAGTGCCTGCATATAGCGCTCAAAAAGAAGTTATGCTTAGCGCAATCAGATCGATGGCTAAGAATCGATTATATCTTAATGAGCTAATCGAAAAGCTTGGTGGCGAAGTTGTTTTAGATAAAGAATCGGCCGACTATGATTTATCAATTAATAATCTTGTCAAAGATTCGTTTAATTTCTTGTTTAAGGCTGATGTTTAATCATCAGCCTTTTACTATATGGAGGAACTATTGGATACAAGAGAAGAACTAAATAAAACTGTATCTGAAATGAATCATATCGTTAAAGAAATAATCAAAGTTGCTAACACATCTAATCAAGAAGAAAAATCTAAGATTTCAATTTTACAACAATTGTTAAATAAAACTGAGAATTTAATAAATGTTGTCATAACTCCTCAAGAAGATTTAAATGTGATTCTTAATGAGCAGCGTCGATGGATTCTATTAGATATGGAAGATAGAATTCGTAGATCTGAACTAGAGATGTTAGATAGAATAAAGTATTTATTAGAACGTGAAAGGAATCATTAATGAGCTTTAATAATAAACGAGCAAAACTTATTGTTCTTGATGGTGGAGATGGTTGTGGTAAAAATACACAGACATTAAAACTTGTCGAACGATTACAAGCTAAAGGTAAAAAAGTTAAATATTTAACATTTCCTGATTACAACAAAGATACGTCTATATTTGTTAAAAAATATCTTAACGGTGATTTTGGTGATCGAGAATCTGTTAAACCTCAAGTCGCTTCATTATTCTTTGCATTAGATCGATATGCAACGATTCAAGAATGGAAATCTATTTTTGAAGATCCTGAAATGATTGTAGTTTGTGATCGTTATGTAACATCTAATATGTTATATCAAATGGTTCGTTATGAAAATAATGATCAACAGTTAGCATTTTTACGTTGGTTAGAAACAACTGAATATGATTTATTAGATTTACCAACACCAGATATTGTATTATTTTTAACATTACCATTATATGTTAGAAAAGATATGTTATTAAATCGTTTAGGCAAAACTGGTGGTAGTACTGGTGATATCCATGAAAGAGACATGGATTATTTGCGACAAATTGACGAAGCGCAATATAAATTAATCAATAAAATGAATATGGTTCAAATCGATTGTTCTAATGAAGATACAGTTAAATCAATCGATGAAATTCATGAATTAATTTATAATACATTACAAGAGAAAGGAATGATCTAAGTGCCAGAAAAAGTATATATCGTTATGGTCGATGGTCAAATTGAAGCACTATATTATAACGAAGCTAATGCTCGAGAAGATATCGAAGAGCGTATCGAAGAAGGATATGCTCCTGAAGACGTAGCTATTCGAACTTGTTATATTAATGATTTTAACGAGGAAGAATAACTATGATCGATAAAAATGATCCTTTATACAATCAAAAAATGTCGATAGCATTAGAACTAAATCGTTTAGAAAAAGAAGTATCTGGTTATGCGCCAGATGATGATTATTTAGATATTATGAATGATTTAGAAATTTCAATCGACAATCTTTATAAGAAGGTAAACATGGTTCAAACCATTTATGCTTTATTAGTTTATTCTGATGATTTTGATTCTCCATTAATTGGTGTATATGAATCATTAGATAAAGCTGAAGAAAAGCGTCAAGAATATATCGATAACAATATTATTAGCGAAGATATGATCTTTGTCGAAGTTCAACATATTATTAAGTAGGTGCTATTATGAAAGTATTTTTGTCTCAACCAATGCGTGGTAAAACACATGAAGAAATTCTAAGCAGTATTCGTGAAGTCCAAGAATTTTTAACTAAATATCTTGACTCTACAAATATTGAAATTATCGAAAGTTATTCTCCTCGTAATAAAGATAAAGAACCATTAGTAGCACTTGGCGATTCTATTAAAGACTTAGCAAAAGCAGATTTAGCAGTATTCTTAAATGATTGGAATCAATATCGCGGTTGTATTATTGAACATCATACGGCTAAGATCTATGAAATTCCACACATCTCTATTAAAAGTGAAAATGGTTTATTGAAAGTAGTTGATAAACAATGAACTACGGTCAAATTCGTGAATACGATATTGCTAATGGTGTCGGCATTCGTGCTACGTTATTCGTAACTGGATGCTCTCACCATTGTCATAATTGTTTTAATCCAGAATATTGGGATCATACAGCAGGTAATGAATTTACTAAAGATGTTGCTGAGACATTAGTAAGTTATTTAAAACATTCACAAGTATCTGGATTAACTATTCTTGGCGGAGAACCTTTTGAAAATGTCGATGGTCTTGTCGACTTTATTAAAACATATTTAAAAGATCAAGAATGGTTTAGGAATAAAGATATTTGGTGCTATTCTGGATATACGATCGATCAGATTATCGAAGATCCTAATAAAAGAAAATTATTAGAACTTGTCGATGTATTAGTCGACGGTAAGTTTGTCGATTCTTTAAAAGATCCGTCTTTAAAATTTAGAGGATCGTCTAATCAAAATATTTATAAAATTAAACATGTTGATAATCATTTAAGTGCAGATTTTTATTCTGAATTAATGTGAGGTATTGTATTATGGGACTTAAAGCAGCATTTAAAAAAGCGTGTAATCATGTTAACGATATATATCATGATTATACGTTAACTCCGAAAAAAGATTGGGAAATTCAAAAGCTTAAACGTCAACTTGAAGAGGAAAAGGCTAAGAATCGATTCCCTCATGTATCTATTGCTAAAAAATCACGGTAATATTATAATATTGGTGTCCGGTATAATGAGTTGTACCGAAGAAATAGCGGTGAGCCCACGGGCACCAATTTTAATAACGAAAGGATATTCACTATGGACAATGCATTAGAAATTATTACGAAGAACTTCGAAGATATTATTCCATCTTATAAAGGACACTGTACTAGAGTTATTGCTAGTAAAGATAATAAGACTTGGTATTTCGATATCTATCAAGATATGGTATTAGTATTCGATGGTATTAATGAACAAATCGAATTAAATACCGAAGATGAATTAAAAAATTATATTGCAGATTGCTAATATGAATACATATTTAACAGCATTATCGATCGCTGTCTTTTTAACAGAATTAATCAATCGATTATTCTTTCATTTTGAAACCATCTATACAATTCTATATTGTTTTATTATAGTAACGTTATTTTATATAACGTTGTTAGTATATTTCAAATACAGGAAATAAAATGGAATCACATATTATTCCTGGCGAAATCCTAATTTTTTCTAAAAGGGCTGTTGTATTTGTAGAACATGTCGATGCCGAAAGGATCAAAGTTCAAGATATCAACAATAAACAAGAGAAAATAGTATTAGCCAAGGATTGCAAAAAGCAGGCTTAAAATCTTTAAGCTACTTATTGGAGGTGAGCTGTCCCCCTATCGGGGGCCACTCACCTCTTTTTTCTTTTCTGTTTTTCTGTTATAATTATTATATATAGTTATTATTTTTGTATTTCTTTCTCGAGGATTAGTAAATGAAAAAATATGTGATTTATCTCCCAAACGAAATCATTAATTTTTGTGAAGACCCTGGCGATAGTATTGTATATTCAGTACTTGATCTTTGTAAATCAGAACAGGAAATTGTCGATCAATTTTGTTCTGATTTAACATATGATCATTATAAAGCATATGCATTATTAGCTAAACATGGAATTATTTCTAAAGAATTCGCATGTTTGAAATTAGCAAATGTTGTTGGCGAACTTAACAAAGATTTAAATGAATTGATGGGTGAATAGTATGAGAAAATTTGAAGTAGTATCACGTTGTAAAGATATGGAAGTAAAACTTCCTAAACGTAAGACTAAAAAATCTGCAGGATATGATTTTTTTGCTATCGAAGACGTCGATTTATATCCTAATAAATTGTATGTATTACCAACTGGTATTAAAGTACAGATGGAAGAAGATGAAGTATTATATCTTCATATTCGATCTTCAGCTGCCTTTAAACGCGGTGTACGTATGATTAATAGTATCGGTGTCATCGATAGTGACTTCTATAATAACGAATCTAATGAAGGTGAAATTTCTTTAGGTTTATTATCTCATAATGATGATGTCGTTCATATTAAAAAAGGCGAATGTGTTGCTCAAGGCGTATTTCATAAATTTTTAATTACAGACGATGATGATGCCGATGGTGAAAGAACTGGCGGTATCGGTAGTACAGGTAAATAATATATTATGTTAAGACAGTATGAGTGAATACTGTCTTTTCTGTTAAGGTGAATAATGATTACTAAATTAAAAAAAGTATGTAAACGATGTGTCGAAGATTATAAAGATCTTAATATGTATAAACTAAATATTATTTTATACTTTATGGATCGACTTCATCGTTTTAAATTAAGTGAACCATTTTTCGACGAGGAGTTTATCCTCGATAGTGAAATGGGCCCATATTTAGAATCTGTTAAAGATGCTTATGGTCAATATAATTTATATAATATCCCGACGTTTGGTGCAAATAATATCTTCGATGACGATGAAGTATTAACATTAAATGATCGAGATGAAATTGCTAATGATGACGATGATATTAAAGATACACACGAAATCGTTATTACTTCTTATTATGAACAGGACGGTATTCCTCATTGGGAAGAAGCCAATATGTCTTTAGACAATCAAACTGAAGAAGATATTTATGAATTTATGAAAGCAGCATTCGAAGCTATTGATACGACCGGTTTAATTTATTTTTATGAAACATCTAAAGATCCAGAACGTAATGTCGATGTGTTCTTATCAGACAAATTAGCAGCGTATTTAGATGTAAAGGCAAAAGGGTTTCCTGACCCAGACAAATCTAAACCGCTACCACAAGTCGAAGAAGAGCACGAAGACGATGAAATCACTGAAGAGGAAATTCTTGAACGACTTAATAGAGCTCGTAAACCTTTGTAATATATAAGGTTGAAGGAGGCTTATAATATATGTCTGAAAAAGAATTATCAAAAAAAGAAGCCGAACTCACAAAACTGCTAGATCAATATGTCGATCGTTATAATTCTTGGGGATATACCGAAGAAGGAAAAATGATTTACAATAAAGCCATGCATATGCTAGCAACAGATCATGCTATTTATGCACGTATGCCAATTATATGCAAGGGCGAAAATTGTATCTATAAAAACGATCCGTTACATAAAGCAGGTGTTGTTAAAGTAGGCGAACCGTGTATTTGTGAAACTACGTTAATAGCTTCTAAATTTGCACAGTATCAACAAGAATTTAATCTTGAGTCTGCGTCATACACTGACAATGTATTAGTTCATGAATTAATTACGCTCGACCTACTTATTTCTAGAGCAATGCAATATATCAACAATCGTGATTACGAGCCAGTTATCGATGTCATTACTAATGTGACAGAGACAGGTCAAGAAATTACTCAACCTATGGTTTCTAAAGGTATTGAATTATATACGACACTTTCTAAGAAACGTGACGAAGTATTTAGTTTATTGGCTGCGACACGCAAAGATAAAATTCGTAATAATATCGACGATGTTGATCATGACGCATCGCTCCTTGCATCGCTTAATGATCCTGATTTCTTTATCACACAAGATCAGATCGAAGCGGAGAAAGAGTTGAGGTTAAGTGAATAATGGGCATGAATATGAATGCGCTCAGTGGAACAGTTGGCGAAATTGCTAAATCATTTCAAGCTTTTAAAGATGTAGCAATTAGCGGTTTAAAAGCAGTTCCCGAAATGCCTAACGGTGCAGTTAAAAGCTCTAGCTTTGCTCAAGAAGGATTAGTAAAGCTTTTAAATCCTCAAGGTAAAATTGCTGAAACCATTAATCCTATGGGAACTATTAACAGGGCTGTCGAAGGCTATGCTTATGGTATGGGTACCGGCAATTCTTTACGATTTGCAGCTATGAATGATACGAGCAAAAAAGCTTTTATTGAAAAGTTTGGCGAAAGAAATTTCGTCGAAGAATTTGCCAATCATGATAAAGCAGGTGCTTTGCAAAAAGAATTGGATTCATTTTTTGATGAAGCTAAATACGATCATGTTCGTACAGGTATTGCTGCCGTAACATTAGGTTCGACAGCTTATCGTGTAGCATCTGGCGGCGGATTGTATCGAGATTCTGACGGTAACTTTAATATTATCGGTATTCCAGGTATTTAATAAATGGCAGCTCCAGTATCGAGAATAACTAGGGCTCTTGGTAAAGCTAAAGCAATGGTTCCTAAAGCTGATAGCCCGACATTAGAATTAAATAAAGTAGCTGAAAATTATAAAACAGCTCTTAAAGAAGCTGATATTGAAACTTCAGCTATTACTAATAAAATTAAAGAGAAGCCAAAAAGTACTTTTGCTGAAGAACGTAAAGTTGCTCGAGCTAAAGATGCTGCTGAAAAAGCAGCTAAAGAAGCTAAAGCTGTTAATCCTAGCGAAACAAATATCGCTAAACAAGCAGATAATACTCAGCAAGTAGCACAAAATCAAATTCAAAAAAATCAAGCTGAAGTTGCTAAAGCTAATGAAGAAGCAACATCTCAAATTGACGAGACTGCTGGATTTAATAAATATCGTCCATTTAATAGTACAATTGGTGCACTGAAAGATATGCGTCAGGATTTAATTAGAGTAAAAGATCCTAATGCTTATGAAACATATAATCGTTATGGTTTTACAGTAAAAGGTGGTGCTTTAGCCGGTGGCTTATTTGTAGCTGGTGCCGTCGATAATACAATAACAGCCGGCATTGATCAAACATCGACAAATCATATGGCATCGTTAGGCACTCTTAATCCTATCGTAAATCCTGTACCATCTTCTAGTACTGGTAATACACCTAATAATGCATTCGACAATATGGGCGCATCTGGCGATATTAATTTTGCTTTGAGAAAAAATAATACATTAACTCCGGGGACACTTTAATAGATGATTAATCCAATTAAGTATGCAGGATCCATGATTAAAGGTAAAGGGTCGACTGCGAGTAAAATGCTTTGGGAAAATAAAGGCAATGCCGTAGCTACTGGTATTTTTTCAACAATGACATATAATAGTGCTCTTGACGAAGGAAAATCTAAAGGCGAAGCATTTGGTGAAGCTGCATTTGACGCTGCACTAAACTTAGGCTTTGGTTTTGTTCCTGGTATGTTATTACAGGGAGCTTATTATGGCGGTCCGGCATTAGTAGGACTTGCTAATGATTTAGCTGCTCAAGGTCGTCAAGAAGCACAACAGTCATATCGACCATTTGCTTGGACTAATCCAGTAAATTCCCAACAGTATGCAACAATGAGACAGGCAGGAATGGCCATCGCTCAGCAATCTCAATATAGTTTACAAACAACTATGATGGGTAATGAAGGTAAAGCATTCCATAAATAATTATGAAATTAGAACAAGATTATTCTGTAAAAGAACTAATGGAAATGCCGTTAGATGACCTAGTTAAATTAGATTATGCTAAGTTATCTAAAGAAGGCAAGTTAGTCGTTATTAAACGAGATCCAGTCATGTGGGCAAAATCATTTGTCCAGATTTATAATATTGATTTAGACAAATATGCTCCATGGACACCACGTTGGTATCAAGCCGAAATGCTTCGAGATCGAAGTCTTCGTAAAGTATTCCGATGTGGTCGTCGTTGTGTAACTGGCAATCTCGAAATTCAAATGCCATCGACTGGTAAAATTAAAACAGTACAAGAGTTATATGATTCTCAAGAAGAATTTGAAGTTCTTGCACTTGATGATAATTACCAAGTCGAAATAGCACAACATGCTAAAGTTTATGATAATGGTATTAAGCCAGTATATAGACTTATGACATCATCTGGTCGAACTATTGACGCCACTGATAACCATCCATTCTTAACAGAATTAGGATGGGCAGAACTATCTAAATTATTTGTCGGTGAAAATATAGCTATACCAGTTAAATTAAATTATTTTGGTGATAATAGTATAGAAGAAACTGAATTAAAAATTCTAGCACGTAAACTTAATAAAGATAAATCTACTATTAAGGAAATACCAGAAGAAGTATTTACATTAAATCGTGAAGCTTTATCTGTATTCGTATCAGAATTAATTCAAGATTCTTTTAATGAAAAAGAAGAGCGCCCTGTTAATATGCTTTATATTTCTAAAAGTAAAAAGCTTGTTAAACAATTAGCTCATCTTCTATTAAGATATGGTATCGTAACGACATTCCGACAAGAAAACGATAAGTATTCTTTAGGATTCGTTAATAGCAAAACGCATCGACGTCTAAAGAAGAAATCTCACACTTCGATGTTTGCACTATATCATTCTTATAAATATCAACCGGTAAACGATAAACTTAATAAAGTTTTCTTATCATATTTACCGGTGAAAGAATTATCACCGTCTGATTTTAAGAAAGTAAAATTCGATAAATTATCTGTCGAAGAATACTTAAAATCTAAAACTCTAAATAAAAACGAAGCTCGTGAATTTGCCGAGCTTCTAGGATTCGAAACAATTTCCGATATATTATATGGTGATATATATTGGGATAAAATCGTATCGATTGAATATTTAGGTGAGCAACAAACATATGATGTTTCGGTGCCACGCTATCGTAATTTTATAGCTAACGATATTATTTCACATAATACCGGTAAAACGGAAACAATGGTGGTCGAAGCACTATTTAATGTGTTTACACGTAAGAACTTCATTCATATGTTCGTAACACCATATCAATCACAAATTCGAATGATATTCGACAATATCCGTCAAAAAATTGATAGCTCTGCACTTATTAAACGAGAAGTAACACGATCGACGACTAATCCTCATTTATTAGAATTTTCTAACGGTTCTAAGATTGTAGGTTTTACTTCTGGTGCCGGATCTGGTATGAGCGCTGCCTCTATTCGGGGATGGCGGGCCGATAAAAATGGAGTGCATATTTGACATTATACATGTAATATAGTATTATAATAATATAAATATTTTATTTGTTGTAATACGAGGTATAAAATGTCACAAGATCTCCAAATAATATTAAATCTTCTTTCTGAAGGAAAAAGTGCAAAAGAAATTTCAAAATTATTTTTTTCTACTGAAGACACAAGAAAATTAATTAATTATCTTGAAAAGAACAATATTAATTTAAAGCAATATGAAACATTTAAGTATATGGATAAAGAATGGCTTTCAGAACAATTAAAAAAATATAATAATAGCCCAACAATTTTATCCAGAGAATTAAATATGTCATTAACTTCTGTAAATCGATATGCAATAGAATTTGGATTAAGAAAACCTAAAAAATCTATTGCATCAGTAAATCCTGTAAATGAAAAATATTTTGATGAAGTGGATAATTTTAAGAAAGCATATTGGTTAGGTTTTATTATGGCTGATGGCTATACATATAAAACTCCTAATCGTGAAAAATATGAGTTAGCAATTAAAATTAAGTCTACTGATATTAATCACTTAAAAGAATTTGCTAAAGATATTGAGTTCCCAGAAGAAAAAATTGTTATAGGATCTGGAAAAAGAAATAATAATACTAATTATTATTGTTCTTTAAGAACCTATAATACACATCTAGTAACTACTGTTATGAATAAACATAGAATTGTTCAAAATAAAACTTATGTACAATGCTTACCAGATAGTATTCCAAAAGAATATATCTCTGATTTTATTAGAGGATATTGGGATGGCAATGGAAGTTTTGCACAAAAAGGTTGGTCTGCATGTACAATGTCTTATCAGTTAATAGAATCTTTTGCTAAATATTTTGATGAAAATAATATTGAGTATACATTAAGAAAACAATTGTGTAAAAGCGGAAATTATTTGCATTTAATAAGAATAAGAAATAAATCACAAGAAGAATTTATTGAATTAATTTATCCTCCAGAAAAATATGCTTTAAAAAGAAAATATGATTTAATATATATGAGTCCACAGAATTAATTTCTGTGAATATAACTTAATTGCTGGGAACCCCTTAGAGCTTTTGATACCGAAGTGTAACAATTCAAAAGATTGGGCAATCAGCAGCGAAATCTTATTTTTTTAAATAAGATACGTTCAACGACTATCCCTTGGCTACCGCGTTAAAAATTAGCAATAGGAGTACGGCCTAAGTAGGCGGGTGAAATTCCCTTAATCGGAAATGGTTATCTTTAATTTATTTAAAGAAGATATAGTCTGGCCTAGTATGAAAATACTAGAAGGATTTAACGGTAACGGTTAAATTCATAACAAAGCGTGGATCTCTCTCGATGAAATGGATTATCTCGGCGAAGGTGACTTCGATACGATTTATGCGTTGTGTATGGAACGTGATACGATCGGTATGACGTGTTCTTCTACACCGACTGGTAGACGTTCTAAGTTCTATCAAATTTGTACTCAGAAGGAACTGGGCTTCCAAGAGCACTATCACCCAACACAACACAACCCTATGTGGTCGGATGCCATGGAAGAAGAATTCAGAAATACATACGACAAGAATGCATATGATCACGAAGTATTAGCAGAATTTGGTGTCGAAGAAGCCGGCGTATTCGATAAAGATAAAGTCGAAGAAGCGACACAAATTGATAACTATGCTTATTTCGATCGAGATAAATATAAACCTGTTCGTTCTATGATGGACGATAGTAATGTAAAAGAAATACATATACTACCAGAAGGACGAACTACATACTATCCTAATGTATTTAGATGTATGGGCGTGGATCAAACCCGGTCCCTTTATTAAGTAATTAATAAATGAAAACCTTTTGAATTGCTGGGATATCCTAATAAGGACAATCAGCAGCGAAATCTTTAATTTTTTAAAGAAACGTTCAACGACTATCCCGAATGGGAGTAGAGCTAAGCAGCTCGAAGCGGAAGGTATCCTTTATATAAGGATAATGATATAGTCTAATCTTAATAGTAATATTAAGTATTGTACCTAGCGAATACAATGTCAATTTAATCCGTGGGACAAAAGTCAGGCCCCGACATCTATTCTTATACTTGAATACGATCAAGTATTTAATAAATTTAGAGTTATTAACAGAACAGAAATCGAATCGTCTGAATTTACATTCGATAAAGCTGTTAAAAAAATAATTGATTTAAATGCTATTTATAACCCTAGCTATATTTATATAGACAGAGGATCTGGTAAATATTTGCCCTATATATTGTAAGTGAATTATATAATATATATGCAGTGTGGTATTAAGCGAGAAGCCTAAGTTAATTAATTAATATGGTAACTCGAACCGAAGGCTTATTTTAGATAAGTCAGGGGCAGAGCATAGTAAGTGAAAAGATATAATCTTACCAAGAGACCGCACCATACATTCACAATAAGTGTGAAAAAGTATGCCGACCTTATAGGAAACTATAAGAACTAGGAGATAAAAAACTCTTAGGATAACAATGTGGAATATCAGATGGAATCTTTAAAGATTTACGGTAAACAACATCCTGAAACCGGACTCGATAAAAAAGTTAAAGGTTGGATGTTCTCCGAAAAGATCGATGTACAAGATCCTGTTACTGGTACTTTAGAAAAGAAACATTTAAAACCATTTATGGTTAATCAATTATCAATATTGATCGAGCGCGGTAATCTTATATTAAGTCCATGGGACGCACATATATACAAACAATTAATCGATTATCGTGTCGAAAAAATTACGGCGGCAGGTGTTCCTGTTTATAATAGTGATAACGAACACTTTGTCGATGCTTTAGGTTTAGCTTATTTAGCGTTCGTTGAACATTTTCCAGAACTTACTAAGTTAGTTAAAAAAGCATCGTACGAAGCCGTCTATTCATTTAATAATGGGCATTCATTACCATTATATGAAAAGCGTGATTTAGAAAATCCATGGTCTAACGAAAAGAAACAATATGAATCAGTAGACGAAGCATGGGAAAAAGTTCCGCTTAACGATTCGTTTAATAGACGTACGTCTAGAAAACCTTTAGGCGGAATGTTTAAAAGGACATTATTTTAATGGCTGAAGATAAAAAGATATTATATAGACCATCAATAGAACCGCAACGGCATTATGAAAGTGATGGTCAGTTTAAAAAGAAAATAACTTCGGTTCCGGATCCGATACCATATTATCCAGAACCTGAAGAGAAAAAATCTGAAACGGACGAATTGTTGGCAGATTTAAAGATGGTCTATGATCTTTTACCATTCATGCCAATACCAATTCGACCTATTATCGAAACTATGATCGTAACGATTACGACCGATACGATTATACGAATCGATCCTCCTGACCCTGAGACACCATTGCCTCCAGAACCAGAGGATCCTAATAAATTTATTCCGGTGCCAACACCAGAATCAGATTTACCTAAACCTAAAGTTAATCCTGAACCGTTACCTAAAGACGATTCAGATTTAGATTTTCCTGATGTACCAATTGTCGATGTACCACAAGAGAAATCACAAGAGCTAGATCGATTAGTGTATCGATGGACAAAGCGTAATTTAGTTCGTGTTAAAAAGCATTGGATTGAAAAACTTAAAGATTATCTTCAAGATTATCTTTCGAAAATGTTTAATGCCGTGCAATTATGCGGTGCCGAGGACATAACTATTTTATTATTAGCTTTCGATGCGTTAGCTGTTAAGACTACATCTGGTAAAAAATGTAAAGTAGCTCATGATAGTATCGTACGTAACGATCTATTAATAAGAGAAAAAGCAAAATTAATGGCTAAATTATATTCAGCCGACGAGCTTATTCGATTTATGAGAGCTATCGAAGCAGCGGCGCAAACTCGTCAAGAATATTATAACCATGATTTTTTATCATATTGCCCGACTATGTTAAGTCAATATGAAAACGATATGTTAAGAAGTTATCGTGGTAAATATGACGAGAAATATGTGAACGCCGTTTATCAGTATAATAAATTATTAGTGTCGTCTGCAGAATTATCTAAAGAAGTATTTAATTTAACAGCTGAAAATGCTATGGCTAAAGGTGTATTAATTAATAATGGTATTAATCCATTTGAAAAAACTCCGACACCTGATCCTATATTCTATTTAAATACATTAGCTCCTGAAGCTGGTAAGATTGGTGCTAATGGTTTATCATCGACTGGTAATTATGGTAACCTTAAACCCGGTGCTGGATCTACTTCTAGTAGCGGTGGAGATGGTACTGTCGATACTGTTAATCTTAAAGGTAATGACAAAGTCCAAAAAATATGGAATTTCTTTAAAGATATGGGCTACGATAATAATGCGATTGCCGGTATCATGGGTAATATTCAACAAGAATCTCAATTTAGTTTAGGCATTACCGAAGATGGTTCTGGTTCTATGACTCCTGGCGTTGGTTATGGCTTAGTTCAATGGACCGATGCAGAACGTCAAGGATTATTATCACGTATCGCTTCTCAACTTGGTAAACAATCTAGTGATCTTGAAGCACAATTAGCAACGATTAAATATGAGATTATGAATACACATACTGGTGCCAAACCAGAACACATGAATGGTAAGAGTATTGAACAAGCAGTAAGTTGCTTTACTGGTAACTTCGAATACCAAGATGGTGACGGTCGTGAAAATATTCCGGTAGTAGCTCATAGTACTCGTGTTGGATATGCTCAAAATATTTATAATAATTTTGCAAAGTAATATTAGTATGGTATAATAAATTCATATTAATATATTTTGTACAAGGAAAATAAATGGGTCTAACTAATTTTTTCGAAAAAGTAACGACAAAAAAGCTAGATACTAATAAGAAAGTGACCGGAGATTTTCAGTCGGCATTAAAAGCTAAGCCAGTAACACTTGGCGAATATCGAAATGCCAACGCGCAAAATCCCGGGGCACGTTCTTATGATTTAGCTCAAATAAAGAATGCTGTTTTAACAGATTCTTATTTAGCTGTAGCCGTTAGAAAATTTTCTCAACTTATTACTAAGGCTGGGTATCAAATTAAATCTAAAAACGAAGATGCAGCTAATTATGTTAATGACAGAATTAAGGTTATTGAATTTAGAACTAAGATTCCGTTCTATACGTTAATAACTTCTATCGCTAGAGACTTGTATACTTACTCAAATTCGTATATAATAAAAACTAGAGATAATAATACTGAGAAATTTGGTCTTAAAGCTGAAAAGATTTTCAGTGGTGGAGCAATTTCAGGATTGTTTTTAGCCGATCCTGCATCCGTAACGATTCGTCGTAATGATGCCGGGGCTATCGATGCATATGTAATTAATCAAGAGGAATATTCTCCAAATGACGTAATTCATTTATACATCGACAAAATGAATAATGCGGACTATGGTACATCCCGAATTTATTCGGCATTAGAAGATGTAACTATGCTCCGAAAAGCTGAAGGGCTGGTAATGACGATATTATATCGCTTTGCCATCCCTGTTTTGCATATAAAAGTAGGCAATACGGCTGAAGGTCAATATGCTACGCAAAAAGAAATTAACGATGCTCGTGATGCATTCCAAGAAATGCCAAACGACGGGTTTATCGTTACGAATGAACGTACAGCGATCGAAGCGATTACACCAAATATGCAAGCTAATCAACTATTAAAATTTTTAGAGTATTTAGAACTTCGAGTATTCTCTGCATTAAACGCATCTAAGTCCTCTATGGGACGTGGCGGTGGTCAATCTTCTGCTGATAACACCGAAGCATTAATGCATGATGAGGTAAGAGCATTCCAAAATGTGATTACTAATTTTATTGAAAAATATCTATTTACAGAATTATTATTAGAAGGTGGATTTAATCCTTTATTAAATAAAGATGATTATGTCGCATTCGAATTTAACGAAGTGTCGATCGATACTAAAATTAAAATCGAATCTAATACGATTCAAAAATATCAAGGGAATGTTATTACTCTCGAAGAAGCTCGTCGTGAACTTGGCTTTAGTAACGAAGTATCTGAAGAAGATATGTATGCCTTTACAATTACGCAAAAAGGTAAGCTTGATCTTGTCGATGCCCAAGCTAATGCTGCTATTAAAACAGCTAAAGCTACGGCTGCATTAAATGTACAACAAACTCAGTCGTCTTCTAATGATGATGGCTTAGATAATCGTAAATTTAATGGCAAACAAGCATCGTCTGGTCCTAACGATTACTTCTCTAACGATGCTAATCCGACAAATCAAAATACTGATAAATATAGTATTAAAGCTAAAGAATCTTTAAATACTCAACAAAATCTAGATGACTATTCAAAAAACTTTAGTGAAGTTGATAAACTCTATAAAGACCTCAGTAATATACTCACAGATGGTGGCACTATTGAAGACGACAAGTTTAGAGAAGCTCTTCATGAGTATGCTTTAGACTTTGCTAAACAAGGTGTCGACCATTCTAAAGCGAACAACAAAACTAATAAAGACAAGATCACTCCGAACATCGATGTGATTGACGATTATTCGTCAAAAAAATAAGTAAGATAATGCAGGACATTCAATCTGCGGTCAAAAATAATAAAGATAAAATATACATCGATAGCATTCTAAGTAAAAATGAATATCGCCTTCGTTTTTTATGCGATTATATCTCTCGTAAAGCATATTGGTACGGTTACGTACAGCAATGTAAACAAGATGGTATAAAAGCAATCGATATTCAATTTAATGACAGTGAACATCAAAATGGCCGCATGACCCATTTTAACATTGATAGAATTACTATCGAAGATATTCCAGCTTATAGCCCGTACTGTACGTGCGGCATAAAACCAATCATGAAAGGATAAATAATGGACTTCCGTGAATATATTGGTTTTTCTCCTACAAGTGAAAACATCACGATAAAAGAGTCTGTTATTAGACCTATTGATCAACTGAGTTCTTCTGATGGTTCCGATAATGAACTTATTGTCGAAATCGAAGCTGTTCATGCGTATCCTTACGTAACTAAAAACAGTACTCGGTATTCATATCAAGGTCTAGAAGATTCCTTATCTGAGTGGACACATCCTTATAATATTCCAATCATTATGCATCATAATGATCAAGACGGCCAAATCATCGGTCGTGCGATCGATGCAAGACTTGGTGATAGCGAACGACTCGTCGGTTCTAAAGCTTTATTTATTACAGCTAAAATTCTTGACGAGAAAGCTCAAAAAGATATCAAGTCTGGATTATTATCGACTGTAAGCATTGGTATGACTGGACACGACGTTCGTTGTTCTATTTGTGGACAAGATCTTAACGAAGGTCCGTGTGAACATGTCAGAGGAGAGAGTTATGACGGACAAACATGTTGTTGGGACTTCTTTTCGATGAGCCCAATCGAATTGTCTTACGTTATAGTTCCTTCTGATAAATATGCAAAGAATATTAAAGTATATGATGATGGGGAGTACGAACAAAGTAGTACTCCTTCTAATTTAAGTATTCCGCAACAAGGAGAAACCGGTACGAATATTCGTGCTAACGAATCTATGGATAAAGAAAAATTAAAAGTTCAAGAACCTGAAACTGAAGTTAAAACTGAAGTCGAAGGCAAAGAAACTGCTACAGAAGTTGAAGTTCCTGAAACTAAAACTCCTGAAGTCGAAGAAACTCCAGAGATTAAAGGTGAAGAAAAAACAGAAATCGAAGAATTAAAAGGTCAAATTGCTGAACTTATTAAATCTAACGAAGCACTTTCTGCAAAAGTTTCTAACCTTGCCGATGATTTACTAGCTTATAAATCTGAAGCTCGTAAAGAAACTGCTTCCCTTATCGAAGGTAAAGAAAAATTAGAAGAAGCTCTTAAATCTGTTCAAGAAGTTAAAGCAGGCTTCGATACATTTAAAACTGAAAGCGAAGAAAAAGTTAAGTCTGAAATTGCTTCTGTTAAAGAATCTTTCGAAGATAAAATTAAAACATTGGATTTGACTAACTCTACTGTTAATGATCCTAATGCTAAAAATAATAAATCTACTGAAGTTCAAGTAAAAGAAGCTGCTCAACAACTTAAATCTATTACTGACGTATTTAACGCTTTCTATAAATAATAGGAGATAAATTTTAAATGGCAAATTACAATCCTGGTAAAGGTGCTAATTATTTCACTGGCGGTGCTGATGGCAAAGTATTTAAAGGCATGGGCTTCAAACAGTTCAATAACGATGACCGCCGTGTAACTCGTACACAAGTACGTTTGAATACAACTAACCATGACACTTCCAATATTGCTTATTGGTTGGATGATCGTCTTCCTGTAGCATTCCGCTACAACTATGCAGAAATGTATAACCAAGTCGTAATTCCAAAAGGTCGTATCGTAGCTGTTGACCGCGATGTTAAAGCTGCTAAAGAAAATCCTGAAAAATTCTTAAACGTATTGACACTTGCTAATGGTGGCTGCCCTGTACGTTTGCGTACAGCTACTGACGTTTATGGTGCTGCTGGTATCGTATCTGGTAAAGCTTCTGGTAAACCTATGATGAATGCTGATGTTGATTGGACTCCAGTCGATGCAGCTGCTTATACTGCCGATCATTATAAACCATTTGCTAATGGCGGTGCTAAAGCTATCGCTACTGCTGCTGGTCTTGATAAAGACAAAACTTCTGGTCTTTTGACTAAAGGCGGCAAAAAACTTATGGACCATCGTAACGGTAACGTTCCTGTAGGTATTTTGATGCGTAACGAATATACTCGTGACGAAAATGCTTGGAATGGTATGACTCCTGGTGCTATTAAAACTGACGTAATGGTAGAATTGCCTCACTTCTTATTCAAAGATGAAGCAGAGCAAAACCCTTGGGGTAGCGCTTATGGCGCATTCTTGCCTGGCGATTTTGTAAAATCTGACGAAAATGGTCGTATCGTAAAATCCCCATTGTCTGACGAGGCTGCTTTGGCAACTATGCAAGCTCCTGAAATCGAATTCGAACGTCAACAAATCATTGGTCAAGTACATGAAGTAAATCCTAACTTGGTTCCAGAAGGTTCCACTAAATGGATGAAATGGGCTATCGAAGATCAAGAACAATTGGCTCAATATGCTGAAGATGGTTATGGTCGTACATACCGTCGTGGCGAAGACTTAGTCGATGATTCCGCTTACTTCCGTGGTATCGAAAATTATGAATTCAATTCCTTGTATTCTGATCACGACTTGAACATGACTGCTTCCAATAATAAATTGGACGTATACGATTCCCGTTTGGGCGCTCGTTATGAATACATCGGTATTCCTGGTTTAACAGATGGTCGCAACGTAGCTACTACTGCTATTAAAGACGTTAAAGTTGGCGTAATGCATCCAGCTGCTCCTACTCAAGAATATCTTGATTTTAACTATCAAATTCCAGAACGTTTCATCGAACAAGGTTCTGTACAAATTTCTATTAATAACTCTGCTTATACTCCAGTAGTAAAAGGTGCTGTTATTGCTAATGCATTTGAAGTAGTATACTTCAACGAAGTTAATGGTTTGATCCGCTTGCGTGTTATCGACCGTACACAAGCTGATGCAATTATTAAAGCTGCTCCTAAAGAAGAAGCGGAAGTAAAAGTATCTTATTCCCGTCAAGGTCTTGCTGGCGTGCCTACATTCATGGATTGGGCAGGCTGTGTAGGTTCTGTTAAAGTATTGTTACAAAAATAATAGGAGCTTTAAAATATAATGAAAATTGAAATGAAAGAATTTGTTAATTCTCTTAAAGAACAACGTGCTGAAGTGACTAAAGCCGGTCAAGAAGCTGGTTGGTCCCCTGAAAAAATGCAAGAATCTTTGAGAAAATATGATATTCTCGAAGACGTTGTTGCTCGTATGAACAAACAACCTAGCAATAAATCTTTCAGCATCAAAGAAACAATTATGACAACTGACGTTGTCGATTTGGTTCCTCGTATCATCGAAACTCGTATGATCGAAGCTGAAGACACTCAATCTGTTATCTCTCCATTCTTCACAAAAATTCAATCCGACAAAACTAGCGGTACCGTTGTAGTACCTATTATCGGTGAATTGCAAGCACACGAAGTTTCCGAAGCTGGTGCTTACAACGATGAAGCAGTAGAAATCAACACTCTTCAATACAACTCCATCGAAATTCGTCCTAAGAAAATCGGTCTTAAAGTTACGTTGTCTGAAGAAGTTATCATGGATTCCTACTGGGATATCATGGAAGCTAACTTGTCCCGTATCGGCGGTGCAATGGCTCGTTACAAAGACGAATGGTGTGCTCGTGAGTTCTCTGAACATGGTCACGTAGTATTCGATAACTCTTTGGGCGCTCAAAATCCTGACGCTATGACAAGTGGTCTTGGTGAAGATTCTCTTCCTAACGGTACTCTTTCCGTCGAAGACTTCATGTCTATGTGCTTGGCGTTGATGGCAAATGATAAGACACCAACAGACGTTATCATGCATCCACTTTGCTGGTTGGTATTTGCTCGTAACGCAATGGTAGGTCAAGGTTTGACTTTCGGTGCTTTAGGTGCTATGAATGTTAACCCATTCGGCACAACTCAAGGCACTCCTGGTTTCGCTGGCTTGTCTAACAACATGGGTCCTCAAAAATTCATCTTGAATGAATCTCAAGCAATGTTTAACTTGCCTATGCCTGTTAACATCATCTTGAGCCCTCGTGTTAAATTTGACAAACAAAACAAAACATTTGATATGTACGCTATCGATCGCAACAACATTGGTGCTATCGTACAACGTGAAGATTTGTCTATTGAAAAATGGACTAACCCAGAAACTGATGTACGTATCATCAAAGCAAAAGAACGCTATGGCGTTGGTATCATGGATAATGGTAAAGGTATCGCAGTGGCTAAAAACATTTCCGCTATGCCTTCCTTCCCTCGTCCAACTGCAATTCGTATTCAAGAATAATATTCTTAACGATTTGTTAATTGAATGAGTAATTAAGGGGAGCTTTCGGGCTCCCCTTTTTTTAATATACAAGAGGTATTTTAATGACTAAATTAAAAGAACCGATCGCTATCGTAAAATTAGGTCATGGCGAAATTGGTTATTTTGACAAATTGACTCGTCTACGTTTAACACGTAAAGCGCCATATGGTCGAATTTATGACGATATGGATCTTAAAAATATTCGTCGTTCTGTTAAAGTAGGCCGTTTGATTTTAGTTAACGGCATGCTTCCTGCAGAAAATGCTAATTATTCTAAAGCGACTAAACGTTTTATTCCGTCTTCAAATTATGATATGGTAGCATCTGGTTTAATTCGTCCTGAAGACGTTGCTGAAAAAACTGCTACTCGTTCTAAAGAATTAGAATTTGATTTAGACGCTGCATTAGCTGAAGCTAAAGAAAACTTAGAAAAAGTTAACAAGGAGAACACAAATGGTCTGCAAGAAAAAGGGCAAGAAAGGTTGCAAGTAGCACCTGAAACTAAAATTGAAGAAATAAAACCTGAAGAAACACCTAAAGCTGAAGTAGTTCCTGAAGAAACAGAGGCGAAGGACGTTGCAGAAGAAACTGTGGAAGAAGAATCTACAGAAGAAGTGGAAGATGAAGCCACAACTGAAGATAAACCTAAAAAAACTCGTGGTCGTAAAAAAGCTAGCAAATAAGAAGGAAGATTATGTTTAAAGAATTTGCTTTGGTCGACATGGCCGTAAATCCTATTGAAAAGCAAATTAAACTTTTCTTTACTAGTAATGTTGATCCCGATACAGTCGACAGCGATACAATCGCAATGGTTCATGCAGAATCTCAAAAGATTTATCGATTAAAATATCGTACGTCTAAGAAGACTGTTGTTATTACAGTATTAGACGATGTAGAACCTAATGAAGAATATCGTCTCGATATTAATAAAACTATTAAAGATATTGTTGGCACTCCATTACAATCTAGTTTAATTCGCCACGTATATTTCAATAGTAACATATATTCTAATGTCCGCATTATTAGTCCGGCAAATCATGAGCTTATCGATGGATCTTTTATATGTGAATGGCAAGAAATCTTACGAGATAAAAGACGTAAACCTGTATTAGAATATCGATTGCAAATTTCTGAAAATAAAAACTTTGATCCTTGTGAAATCGATACTGTAATATTAAATAAACAACGTATCAGTTTCCCTCAATTAAAAGATGCTAAACAATATTATATTCGTATTCGTGTCGAAAAAGATGGCGAATTCGGAGCATGGTCTGATATAGCTACTTTTACTTACGATGGAAAAGATCGTGTTCTTGATCGTTTAGAAAAATCAGAAAAAGATCCTCATAAAATAAATCCAGTATCTATTTGGGCTCCGTATAATTACAAACGGAACATGCACAATAATAAAGTCAACTTGGATACGAATCCGACTCCGTCTGGTACAATGTCTGCCGATGAAGTTAATAATGCTACTGGATTAGGATTATCTCCTGAAGTAACGGCTAGTAATAATACAGCTACGTCATTATCTGAAGCAGCCATCGAACGAATTATGAAAGATGGCAATGGTAATTCTGCGACAACTATTAAATTAGCTGACGGTACTATTATTACTAGAGCTAATGACAGCGGTAGCCCGGGTGTCGTAGTCGATGAAACTCCGGTCGGTACTAATATTGCTCCTGTTATTATTAGTGCACTCGAAGTAACGAGACGCCCACAACAAGGGACTAACGATGCTTTCGTATTTGAATTTAATGCTGAAATTAAAGATGAAGGTATTTTACAAAATATCGAAATCATCAGAAAGGATTTCTAATGGCAGAACCTTTTGAGTATACGATATTTGGTAATCGTTTAGAACTAAGACCAGTCGGCGGTGTTAAACCTGATTCTTTATATGAAATCAGAATTAAAAAACTTGAATCTGTCGACGGTAAAAAAGTATTAAAGTATAAAGTCTATACGGTAGCATCAGAACAAATTAGTAATTTTTATACGCTCGGCGATGTGAATTATCTAATCGATGTATTTGATGCTAGTGATACAGAAGTATTATACGCATTAAAAGAAGCAAGTCGGTTTGCTCAGTTTCTATTGGATCAAATTCCAGGTTATGAAAATAGAGCCGATTTGCCATATCTTTTACAACAGTTCTGTAAATTAAGAGCAACATTAAGTCTTGTAAGCAAGCATGCTGTTACGACTTCTACGTCTGGTAAGATATCTGGTCATATCGGCAATATTAGTTTTGGCTCGACAGAATCTGGTGGATCTAGTTCATCTAGTTCTAGTGGCAGTGGCGCGCCTTCCTTATCAGATCTTATCAAAATGATTAAAGCTGAAATGGAAATTTTTGAAAAACTAATTGTCGATCCTACGTATCTTACTATGGGGAGAGCTGAACCAAGAACAGGTAAACGTTCTTATACAGAAAAACAAAAATTACATACATATCCTACGACATTGTTTGATGATTTATCACGTTCATTAAAATCCTTGAGGAAAACTTAATGAAAAATTTAGATGAACGAATTAATGGATTAATACAATTAATGGAAGTTCCGGTATGGCTTGTACAACCATATCGGAATATCGATTGTACTTGTAAGGATCCGACTGCTAAAGAAGGCGATCCTTTATGTCCGAACTGTTTAGGATTCGGACAAAAAATTTCAATACGTGAAGCACGTGCTCATATTCAGCCGTTGTTTTCTACAGACAATGCTGATAATAAATTATTTTTAATGCGCGGTTATGATATATATATTCGTAATGAATTTCCAATATTTCCTGGAGATATAATCGTATTTAAAGATAAAATCATTAATGTTACATACGTAATGGATTGGTATTCTAATACTATGGATTGCGTATATTATGAAGCTAATGGTGTTGACTATAAACGAAACCCAGAAGCTTTTATGAACAACTTTAAAGCATTGATCGGAGGTTAGTATGACATCCGATGATAAACATACAAGTTTATTAATTATAGGCAATTCCGAATCGACAAATAAGACATGTAAAATTGAAAAGTTTAATACGTTGTTCGATGTCGAGAAAGAATATGGAAAAGATTCAGATTTGTATCAGGCATACAAATTAGCTAAAAACTATTCGGCTCCCGACGTATATTTAGTTAATATGCGAACGATATCTGATTTTCTTAATATTGCTAATCAATTAATAGACTATGATTTTGCATATATTTGTCCAACTAAAATAATGTTTTCCGATCGATATACTGATCGTTATAATAAAGATTTAACAGATTACTATTTAAACGTATTATCTAGTAATTGTTATAAAAATCGTAGTATGATTATCGTTACTGATAAACATAGTTCTTTATTTGAAGACATCGATGAGTTTAATAATTACTATGATGCTATCG